TCATGCCCACGGGAACGTCACCACGACGGCCGGGGGCTCCTTGGTCAGCCGGTACAGGGGCTTGACGTCCTTTTCCCTCGCGCACGCCTGGTGCGCAAATACGGGCGGGCCGGCTGTCGGCTGTCGCACGCAGCAGTCCGCGCCCGTCTTGTCGCAGTAGGCGCAGCTGCGCAGCTCTTCGCGGGCGGGTGTGGCATCACTAGAATCCGTCACGGCGGTGCCCCCTACGGCGTCGTCCATGCCCCGGGCCGGTCACACGGTCGCGGGGTTCAATTTGAGCCTCAGTGTACCGAGGTGTACCGCACTGTACTGCGGTCGCGCGGTGTACTACAGGTATCTAGCGTCAACCTCATGAGCGTGGATCTTGACCGGACGAGGCCGGTATGGCGGCAGATCGCGGCGGTAGTTGTCGAGCGGATCGGCGACGGCACCTATCCGGCCGGGAGCAAGGTCCCGTCGGTCGTCGAAATCTCCACCGAGTTCGGCGTGGCGGCATCGACCGCGCAGAAGGTTCTGGCGCATCTCAAGGCCGAGGGCCTGGTGCGCACCGAGGTCGGGCTGGGCTCGTTCGTCGCCGACCAGCCGGCAGAGGACTGATCCGCTCCATCCCCATTGTCAGTGCCCGCGGCTACGCTTGATCCATGCCCATTACACCTGCCACTCCTGGCTCCGCGCGCCCTGCTGCGGTGATCAATGCGGAGATTCGTGGGCTCGTCGAGGGCGGCGGGCTCGGGTCCGACGAGTACCTGCAGCTGCTCGTCGAGTGGGAGGCGGCGGTGCGTAGCGAGGCGACGCAGGCCGATGTCAGTCCTGCCGCTTAGGATCCCGCCTCGTGGCAATTGAACTCACTGATGAACTGATCGAGCTGGAACGTTCCGCCGAGGCGGAGCGGGAGAAGGCGCTGGCCGGGCCGTATTCGGTGGAGGCGTGGCGGCCGTGGCGGGATGCGGCTGAGGCCGTCCAGGCTGCGATCACCGCGCACGCGGAGGCGATCGGCCAGCCTCGGTTCGACGTCGAGGCGGCGCTGAAGAAGCTGGTTCGGCACCCCGAACCCGAGGGCGCCTGAGCTACAGCGAGGACTGGAACGCGGACGCGGACGGCACGTTGTCGGCGGCCGTGGTGATGCGGTCGAGGGCGGCGGGAATGCGTCCGGCGTGCTGGGCTGCGGCCCGGTTGGCGAGCGGGATCCGGCGGGTCTGCGGGGCGGCGGCGGGCTGAGCGGCGGCCGAGACGAGCGTGGTGGTCATGGCTCATTGTGCAGGGAGGTCCCGGCGGACCGCAGGGCCTTGGCCGCGTGCTTGGCGTTGACGAGGGCGGCGGCAGCGGTGCCCGGCTTCGGCTCGATCCCGAAGAGCTCGTGCTCCAGCATGGCGATTCGCGTGTAGTCGGGCCGCACGGCGACGGCCCTCGGCCGCCGCCAGTCGTGGGCGATCCGACTCCAGATCGGAAGCGGCCAGCTCAGCCATAGCGGCGCGCCCGGTTCGGCTCCGAGCGTTCCGCAGGCGATCGCGTACACGACGGTAAGAGCGATGAGGATCGACACGGAAGCCTCCAGGCTTAGCGCTGTCCAGGCACAGGTCAGTGTGGCAGGCCTTCGTCGGGAACGTAGACTCGAACGCGTGTCCGATATGCCCTCCCACCTCGACCTGCTCCGCTTCCTGGAACGCGTGCAGCTCCAGCAGCTCGACCAGACGCGGCGCTGGATCGCGGCCGAGGAAGCCAGGCAGGCCGAGATAGCGGCACGTCAGCCGCCCCCGCCACCACCGGACTGGGTCATCACCGCCGGACGCGGACCCGCCCTCCCGGGCACCGCCGGGGCGCGGACCGTGCACGTCGGCGGCTGCGGCATGGCCCACGGCACCAGCCGACCCGTCACCCGAGACCAGGCGCTGAGGGCCATCACCGTCGAGGACGTCCCGCCGTGCCAGTACTGCCGCCCCGACAGTGAACTCGGAGTGCTGGACTGAGTCTCTAAGCTGTCGCCGGACACGAACGCCGGGGGGGAATCGTGAGTTGGACGACCATCGCGGGCTTGACGTGGACGCTCTTCCTGTTCGGTGTCTTGATCGGCCTGTACCTCGGATGGGCCTACCGGCTCATGGTCGCCATATGCCGGTTCGCGCTGCGCTTGCTGCGGAAATAACGGCACGACAAAGCCCCCGTCGCCCGAAGGCGACGGGGGACGATCAGTCCAGGTCCGGGGTCTCATCCGCCTCGACGGCGGGCTCCAGAAACAGGCCCTGCCACTCAGGCGGCGGGGGCTCGGGCTGCGGCTCCAGAACGTCGATATCGACGAGCGTGCCGGCATCCGCCATGTCTGTATCAGGCGGCGGGGGGAGCTGGCGGGGAGGACGGGTCGGCATCGACGGTCACCTCCGCCAGGGCGACAGGTCGAGTTCCTGAGGCGGTTCCGGCAGCGGCCCGGCCTGCGACGTCGGCTCGACTCTCTGGGCCCACTTCATCAGGTCGAGCACGAAGCTCGTGAGGAGCTTCCGCTGGGTCCGCTCGTCTTTCAGTTCTTGATCGAGGCGTGCTGTGATCGCCGCGAAATCGTCTCGTCGGGCTGCCCGGCGGGTCTGTGACCAGGCGGCCATGCCCCCGAGCGCCCCGACACCGGCCGTGGCGATCACTTCCCAGTCCATCCGTCACCGCCGCTTTCTGAGGTGAGGTGGCAGAGGGTCCTCCATGCCGCTCACACACGTAATGATGATCGCGAAGCTCACCCATCCGGCTGCTGAACCCGACGCCGGTCCGTAGCCCTGGGCCGCCGAGATCGTGAAGGCTGCCGCCCACACGGCGGCTGGGACGGCGAGGGCCGCGAACCCGACGTGCTGCCCTCGGGCAGTGGCGAGTCCGATCAGCGCGGCGACGAGCCCGCAGACGACCCAGCCCCAGCCGAGCGTGGCCAGCGAGATGTGACGCGTCAGGAAGTCCAGGCTCCTCGACGTGCCGTACCTGGGGTTACCGATGATCCCGAAGTAGCCGTAGGAGGCCCAGCCGAGGCCGCCGACGACGAGGACGACGCGGCGGCGCGAGACAGGCCGCCGCGCCCCCGCGCCCCACATCAAACGCCCTGCGGGCCGGCCGGCCGAACAAGAGCAGCGGCGGGTACCGGCGCGATGACCTGAGTGCGGGTGTACGCGGCGACGGCTGCCGAGACGAACGCGAACACCACGGCTTGGGTGTCCGGCGACCAGTGCAGGCCGAAGCCAACTGCTGCGGCGATGGCGGCCTGGGTGAAGCCGAGGAACGCGGCGCCGACTCCGTCATGCACCTGGAACGCAATGATCAGCGCGACGATCGCGGCGGCGACGGTGTTGACGAGCGCCTGCTGGTCAGCGCTGGCGTGCAGCCAGAACGCGCTGATGAGCTTCACGGAGGCGGCGACGAGGCCGAGGACGAGTGCGGGTTCCCTGCCGAAGATCTTCATAGTTGCTCCTAGTTGGCGAGGCGGGCGGCGATGTTCGCGGCGACCTTGGCGGCGATGGCGTCGGCAAGCGCCGGGTTCGAGGCGATCGAGGCTGCGAGCGCCTGCATCTGCGCGTCACTCGCGCCGGTCGTGGTGAGGGCATCGACCTTCTTGCTGAGCGCGGCGACGCCGGCCTGTGCGGCGACGGCCGCGTTCGCGGCGTTGGCGAGGGTCTGGTGTACGTCCGGCTTGTCGCCGTGGGAGTACGACCAGACGTCGGCGGGGGTGGGCATGTCGTCCTCCGGTTGGGGTTGGGTGCCGAGCGCCCACACGCGGAGTGCAGCGGCGTCGAGGTGGCAGTAGTCCTTGTCGACCGGCTGGGATCCGTACTGGTGGAAGAGCCAGTCGGCTTGGATGCGGGGCTGGCCGGCGGGGACGTAGTCGGCGATCCAGAGGAAGTCGCCGGCGTTGGAGTCGGCGTCGACGGTGAGCCAGTTGTTGCGGTCGGCATAGACGCCGACGCGGTGGCCGGGCGCCTTGGCTTTGACGCGGGCGAGCCAGGCGGTCTTGTAGGCGCGGGCCTGGGCGTTGGTGACGTTCTGGCCGTACCACTCCCAGTCGAGTACGAGTAGGTCGCCGGGGGCGAGGTTGATCTGCCGGAGGAAGAAGTCGGCTTCGGCAACTGGGTCGTTGGCGATGTGCGGGTAGTGGTAGAACCCGGTGACCAGGCCGTTGGCCTTGGCGTGGTCGCGCTGCGCTACCCAGACGGGGCTCGTGTATCCGAGCCCCTCAGTGACCTTGGCGAAGACGAAGGAGAGGCCGCTCGTGTCCGGCTGCGCGGACTGGTACGAGGCCCAGTCCTGCCCGTAGGCGCCCATCAGCCCTCCCTGGCGGTGGTCCAGGTGGGGATGGTGACGTCGCCCTGCTGGGACAGGAGCCACCGCAGGTCGGGAGTGGTGAAGTAGCCACTCCCGGAGACGCCCCAGCCGGTGCCCCACGAGTTGGTGATCCAGTAGTCGCCGGTGGTGGCGTCGAATCGGTTCAGCTCGATCTCGTGGCCGCCCGCGACGCCGGAGGAGCGGGCGATGGGGATGCGCCCGTCGGCGTCGGTGTCGAACATGCTGTTCAGCCACGGGATGCCGATCATGACGGGGCCGTGCTGGAGTGCGCTGGTCAGCGCGGTGAGCGAGAAGGCGTGCGTGTAGCCCGATGCCAACCCGAGCGCCTTCAGGGCCTTGGCGACGCCGAGGCCGGACGACCCGGTGTCGGTGGGCGGGTACTGCCCGGATATGGAATCGAGGTGCGTGGCCAGCGAGTAGAGGCGGACCGCGAAGTCCTCGTCGGGCGCGTGGACTCCGGCGGTGAAGAAGCCGTGGGAGGCAGAAGCCCCCGTGGCCGTGATGGTGACGGAGGTCTGGCCGGACCGCGCCGCCGAGTCCGTGCCGATGAGGCCGGTGCCCGCGTTGCCGGTGCACGAGCCGAGCTGGCCCTGGTCGAGGACGGGCGTGCGGCGGGTCCAGGCGACGGAGCGGATCGCGTCGGCCGGAAGCGTCTCGTGCGCGAAGTCGCGGGAGCGCGGGTCGTGCTCGACGTGGCGGCCCATCGGCCGGCCCGGACGAGAGGGCAGCAGTTCAACATGCGGCGTGCACATAGCGCCTCCAGGGCAGAGAGAAGCCCCGGAGCGGGGCGCGGTTGGACGGGGCAGGGTCAGCTGAAGTCGGGCGGAACGGCGTTCATGTTCGTCGTGTAGACCCGGTTTTCGAGGTCCTGCTTGGTGACGGACATGGGATTGACGACCCCGTGCGGCCACGGCTGAGCGTTGAACGCCTGCACGATGCCGAGGGCGATCTCGTCGTTGACCCCGGCCAGCGAGGTCAGCAGAAAGCCTCCGTCGTTCTCCCCGGTTTCGGAGTTGATCGTGAAGCTGAACTGGTACTCGGTGATGGTGTTGACCGAACTCATCAGGCTCTCCTTGTCATCGGCTGATCCAGAGCACGCGCATGGACGCGGTGAAGATGCTGGCGCCGGCGCTGGTGTTCATCGCGCCGCCGGATGCCTGCGCGGCCATGACCTCGATGTAGTCAGTGCTGCCGTTGCAGGTGACGAACGCGCTGGTTTGCATGCCGGACGTCACAGCGTTGGAGGGGTCGAACGACGCACCCGAGCCGATGACGCCGCCGCCGTTGAGGCCGATCTGCAAGCGCCGGTCGCCCGTGACGGTGTTCGGCCAGCCCACCGACCCGAACACCAGGTACAGCCCGGCCACGGTCGGTGTGTAGCGGGACGTGTTGGTGACGGTGCTGTGCCCGCCGTCGGCGTCCAGGGTTTCCGTGTCCAGGTTGAGCGCGACCATCGCGTTGCTGCCCGCGATGGACTGGGCGGTTGTCGCGTACCCGAGGAACACCGGTGGCCCGAGGGCGAAATTGTTCAGGTCTCGAACCTGGGCGTTGAACAGGGCCGCCGTGTCGTAATTTCCGGGGGCCTCATTGACAGGAACGGGAACGATGCGGCCCACGAGGGTCTCCGATCAGTAGGCGAACGCGGAGGCGTCGAATGCCGACACGGCGTCCCAGGTGGTGGCATTGGTGACCCCAGCGGGCAGCACCTCGCAGATCACATCGCTGGCGGTGTGAGCCTTCGTCGTGGCGCCAGTGAACGTGATGACGGCGGAGGTCCACCCTGAACTTGTCGCGCCCACGGCGGACACGGTGACGGTCTCCTGATTCGCTGTACCGAGCCCGAGGACCAGTTGTGTGCCGGCCGGGAGCTGCGCGGCAAGCGGGTTGACGTTGTCCTGGCTGTTGTTGACCGTGATCGACGAAACGCCGCTGGCTGCGGTGGTCTTCAGGGTGGTGTGCCAGGCTGCGAAGAGTTTGTACGGCGTGAGGTCCGCCGGGCTGCACTGGAGCGTGCACCAGGCGTCGTTCTGGTCGCCGAGGTCCCACTGGATCGACTCGACGAAGCATTCGATCTGGATTGGCGGGGCGCCGAACGGCCGCTTCATCACACGCACTCGGGTGCCGATCTCCAGGCCGAGCAGTACCGGCCAAAGCGCCGGGTACGCGCTCGGGTGCAATTTCAAGGCTGCGACCCGGTAGGCGGGCTGCTTGTATCGCGACACCAGATACGACGCCGCGTCCTGGCATTCCTGCGGCGACGTCGAGTTGACGGTCCGCGTCATCGTGCGCGGCCCGTAGGCCGCGATCGACGTCGCATCCTGCGCGGTGAACTTCGACGCAGGCGAGACCTGGCTGACGACGGCGACGTTCGCGAGGCGCGTCGTGTCATAGTCCGGGTCGATGCTCTCGTAGGGGAACTCTCCGCCCGCGACGTTCTCGCCGAACGTGTAGACGGGCACGGTGGCGTTGTAGCGGTCTCCCCGCGATCGGAAGTTGAGCCAGCCCGCCGCGTCAACGAAGTGCGATCCGCCCTCGGTGTCCACAACGGCCTGGAGCGCCGTGAACGCGTCCTGGCCCGCGAAGTCCGCCGGCCCCATCGACCGGGTCAGGCCGGGCTGGATGATCCAGCCGACCTCGTTGCTCGCATAGGCCAGGATGCGGAGATACCGGGCATTGGTCGACTCGCCCGTGAACGAGTTCTTCCAGGCCGCATAGATCGCGTCGGTGTTCGGGTTAAACAGGTAGGTAGTGAACTCCGCCGCGAAGGCGAGGTCGCCCTGCCAGTTGTTTCCTGCCGCGCCGCCGAGGCCGACGTCGTACCAGGCGCCAACCGAGTCGGAGACCAGACCAGTCGGTGTAATCGCCGAAGTGAAGCCGGTGAAGAACCAGTTGGCGCCGTCGAGGGACGTGCGCATCTCGCCGGTGGATTCGTTCCATCCAAAGATCGCAAGGTGCCAGTTGCCGTCGACGACGTTAGGGAAGCTGCCGTTGTTGGCGGTGAAGGTGACGCTCCCGTAGGAGCCTCCCGGGCCGCCGATGGTCAGGTGCAGATGACTGTCCGTGGAGATGAACAGGAAGACCCTGCTTCCCGTAGCGACCGTGCCGGTCGCCGCGTGCTGCCGGTCCATGGACGACCAGATGCACGCGGCATCCGTAGGGGTGGGCCCGGTGTACCGGAACGCGATCGCGCGTGTCCACGAGGCCGGATTGGTCGGCCCGACGATGCCGGCGGTGGGCAGACTGATCACGCTGGACGGAAAGCCCGCACCTTGGCCCGGATGCGGGTTCGTGAAAGTGGTGACCGTGCCGCTGCTGCCCGTGAACACGCCGCCGATCGGGTCGGTCGCCGTGATCTGCGTGCCCGGCGAGATGGCGCCCGCACCATTCTTCGAGTTGATGATGCCGACGACGCCGTTGGCGCCGGTCGCGTCGGCGAACTGCGTGGCGCCCGAACCCTCGTCGAGCCGGTACACGAAGCGGGCGCCGGCCGCCGTGAGGGCCTCGGTCAGGGGGTCGTCGAGGATGTACTGCGACAGCAGCGAGAGAGCGTCCACGCTGTTCGGCGTGACCGTCGAGTACTGGTTGCCGGAGAACGCGGGCTTCCACTGGTTGGTGTACCCGAGGTACATCGGGTACCAGACGCCGGGCTGCGCCCACGCCGATGCTGAACTGCCCTTCTCCAGCTGCCAGGCGTCGACCTGGATCGTGCAGGCCGCGCCCGCGGTCGCCGCGACCGCCACGCCGATGTTCATGCCCAGCGCGCCGGCCGGGCAGGTTGCGGTCGCGGTGATCTGCGTCCATGCCGCGGTGGCCGAACCGGTGAGCGTGACGGCCGAGCCGTAGGCGAATGTGGTGGTCGAGGCGAGCGGTGTCAGGTACCAGCCCTGACTGCCCTTGACCTGGAGAGTCGTGCCGGGCGTGATGTTCCGGATGCGCATTTGCACGGTGTACGTCTGGCCAGGCTGTGCCGCGGTCTCCGGGGTGTAGCAGATCCGTGCGTTTGCGGCTGAGCCGCTTGGCACGGAGAACTGCAAGACGTTGGCGCCCTGGAAGGCCGTGGCAGAGGCGGCGACGATGCCGGAGCTTGAGGGGTCGGTGTCGCTGAAGATGTCCGCGCCCTGCACGTTGGCGCCAACGGCGTAGCCGCCGAGGTCTCCGCCCGTTGCCATGATCTGCGACAGGATGTTGATGCTCGGCGGCCACATCGCGCGGCGGCGCACCGGCTGGAACGGCGCGATCTTTCCGTAGAACGGACTCGCCGTGTTCGCCGGGTCGAGGGTGCCGGTCGAGTTGGACAGGACGGTCGAGGCGGTGCCGGGCTGGATCTGGTCCAGCTCGTACTGCCGCCCCCGCTTACTGTCCGACTTGCCCATCGTGGTGGGCGTGACCTCAACGAACCGGTCCGTTGGGGTGAGCGCCGTGGTGGCGTTCCAATACGGCCCCCACGCCTCCTCGATCACGGGCCAGTTCGGATTGAGGGCCACGGTCACCTCCTGAAGGGCTGGTAGGTCTGCGCCTGAATGGATCCGCGCTGGAGGAACTGCCGCTGGAGCTCGTCCTGGAGATCCTTGTCGGTGAGGATCGAGCCCTGGACATGCAGGTGCACGGTCACCGTGCCCCCGGGCGCCCCGGCCCCGAAGCCGCCGCCCGCGCCGACGCCGGCGCCGGCCATTGCCAGTGACGGAACGCCGACCTGCTGGCTGGCCAGGGTGTCGGACATCGAGATGACGGACCGCACCGCAAGGTGGGCGTTGTCCGTGATGCCCTTGGCGATGCCCTCGGGGATGGCCACGCCCACGTGGTCGGCGAAGAGCCTGGACGGGCTGTTGATGCCGAGGAAGCTCTTGGCGGAGCTGAGGGCGTCCCCGGCGAGGTTCTTCAGGCTGTCGAACAGGCCCCCCGCGGCGTTCTCGACGCCGTTGATGATGCCGTGGACGATCGACGAGCCGATGGACAAGAACCAGGAGCCCACGCCCTTGACGGCGTTCCAGGCGGAGCGGAGCCCGCTGGAGATCGCCGAGGCGATGCGGCTGACCACGCTCATGATGGTGGAGAGTGCGCCCTGAATCGGCGTGATCATGCTGGACTTGATCGCGTTCCACAGAACCGAAGCGACAGCCTTGATCGCTGCCCACTTCTGGCTGAGGTAGATCCCCAACGCCGTCCAAATGATCTTTACATCGGTCCAGACCTCCGTGATCGGATCAATGATCACGGCGTGGATGATCGACCAGACGGCCGACGCGACCGTCTTGATCCCGTTCCAGACCGAGCCGAAGAACGCACTGATCGCGTTCCAGACGGAGATCGCTGTCCCGATGATCTGCGTGTGGAAGTGATTCCAGATCGCGACGATCGCGGCGACGAACGGCATGAAGATCACGAACAGGAGCGGCCACCACTTGCGGAAGAACCCGGCAATGGCATTCCACACGGTTTGCGTGATGCCCCACAGGAAGTTCCAGCCGGCGACCAGTGGATCGACCACCGTGTGCCACGCGGCCGAGAGAAACCCGGCAATGGCATTCCAGACGCCCATCACCGTGCCGGAAATGCTGTGCCACACCGACGTTGCGACGCTCGCGATCGACTGCCACACCGACGCCAGGAAGTGCCCGACACTTTCCGCGACACTCTTGATCGCACCCCACACCGTGGACCAGTGCGTGGCCAGGGCGACGATGGCCGCGACCAGCGCGACCACGCCCAGAATGATCCAGGTCACAGGATTCACAGCGGCGGCGGCAGCCATGCTGTAGAGCGATGCCGTTAGGGCGGCGATCGAGAACACAAGGACGCCGCCGATGATCCCGGCCGCGACCTTCGCCGCCATCGAGTGCTTGGCGATCCACGACGCGCTGGTGGCCAGGACCCCGATGATCTGCTGCACGTAGGGCATGAGGACTTGGCCGATCTGAATGCCCAGTGCCTCCATGGAGGCCTTGCCCTCGGCCACCTTCTGGTTGAAGTTCTTCTGAACGTCCGCCCAGCCCTCAATGCTCTTGCCGCCTGCCTTGACGTGCTCGTCTACGCCCGCGATGTTGGCCTTGAAGGTCTCCATGTGGGAGCCGGTCAGCTGAAGGGCGCCCATCATCGACTTCGTGCCGCCAACCATCGTGGCCAAGGCGCCGATGTAGGTCTTCTGGCTGCCAGAGAGCTTGTTGAGCTGGCCCTGGAAATCCTTGGAGTTCGCCGAGGCTTTTTGCAGGGTGTCGATCAAAACGGTGCCGCTCGGGCCCATCTTGTTCTTGATCGCGTCCGTCAGCGTCGTCAACGTTGCGGCGAGGCCCTGGCTCCCCAGTTCCTTCTCGACGTCGATGGCGTTGAGGCCCAGCCCCTTCATCGTTGTCGCGGCCTTGGGCAAGACATTAGAGAGCTGGCCGATCGTCTGCCGCAGGTACGTCGCGGCGACCGCCGCCGGCGTGCCCTGGGCGGTCATGGTGGCCATCGCGCCCATGACCTCGTTCAGACGCACCCCGGCCGCCGCGGCCACCGGCAGGATGCTGCTCATCGACCCGGCGAGGGCTTCGAGGTTGGTCTTGCCCTCAGCCTCCGTCGCGATCAGCGCGTTCATCGCGGTCGTGGCGTCACCGCTGGACATCTTGTACGCGTTCATCGCGGTCGTGACCGCATCCGTGGTGGTGTGCAAATCGGCGGCGCCGACCTTGGCACCCTCGGCCGACACCTTCAGCACCTTCAGGGCGTCCGCGCCGTGGTAGCCCGCCGACTCCACCATGTAGAGACCGGCCGTGAGCTGGGACGTGGACTGGCCGACCTCGCCCGCCATCGCGAGGATGCCGTCGCCAACCATCTTCATGTTGGAGGCGGCTTCGCCCGCGCCGGTGCGGACGCGGGTCATCTGGACCTGGAAGTCGCCCGCCATCTTGACGGTGGCCACGGCCGCGGCGCCCGCCGCGACACCGAGGCCCAGGAGGGCGGCCTTGCCCATCATTCCGGTGCGGGCGAAAGCTCCGGCTCCTGCCGCGTCGACCTCGGCGAGCTGCGTCTTGACGCCGGTCGCCGCTGCCCTGACCCCGGCGAAGGAGCCGATGAACTCGATGAATACCGGAGGAAGTGCGCCCATGCCGGATCACCCCCGTCCGGCTGGTGCTGCTATCGAGTTGTCAGGCGCGGATCGCTTTCGCCCACGCCAGTTCCCAGGCGGCGGCCATCTTCGGCTCGGCCGCCCTCACACCAGGCTTGATGTATGGGTACTTGTCCTCGACCTGCCGCTTGTACAGGTTCTGGAGCTTTCCGCCCGCACCGACGCCGCCCTGGAAGCCACCCTCGGGTAGCGGCTTGGGCCGTCGGACGCCACCAATGCCGCCTGAGAGACGGCCGGTCAGCCGGCCGGGGCCCCCGGACTTGGAGACGTGGTGCGGCGAGAGGTGGAGTTTCACCGAGTCGCCGGTTCGGGCCGACTTGCCGCGATGGTCCCAGCGGGGACGGCCGCGCATTTTGGCTTTGATCGACGACTTGGCCGCACTCTGCGACGCCTTCAGCGCCTTGAGAGAAGCGAGCTCGATCCGCTTGTCCATCGCGGTGATGGCGGCGATGCCTTCCTTGGTGCCTCGTACAACTGCGCCCAGTTCACCCACGGGCCGCCCGCCTTTCCTGCTCGGCGCGCACCTTGGCGACGGTGTTGTCGATGGCGAGCAGCCAGTCGAGGTCGACGGCCGACTGCTGCTCCAGGTCGGAGGGCAGGCAGTGCAGCATCGTGCACAGCCGCCACGTCCGGTACTCCTCGTCAGGAATCTCGTGTGACCTGTACTCGAACGACCCCTCCAGAACCCCCCTCAGGCGCTGGAGGGCCCGGTAGGGGACGCCGGGTCCGGGTCCGGCTGAAAGTTCGGATTCAGCGCGTGCTGGTACGGCGCGACCGCCTGGTGCAGTTCGTCGAGAGCAGCTGTGGGCAGATCGAGGACGTTCTCCGCCGTGACAGCGAAGTCCCAGCTCCAGCCGCGCACGGCAGCCATCACGAGCTGATCCTGAAGCTCCTGAAGCACGTCGAACGCGTCACCGATCGATGCGGCGATCTTCAGCTGGTCATCGGCCGACAGGTGCTCGGTGCCGCCCCGCGCTTGGGCCTCCTGGATCGCTTCGAGGAATGCGGGGTAGCTCGTGAGGCGCGCGGTGAGGCGCTTGATCGGGCGCCGCATCCGCTCGGTGATGTCACAGACGGGCCGCAGGTCGGCCCACCCGCCAGGCAGCGGGACGCGGTTGGCCTGCGTAATGTCGAGGTCTGTCACTTGTACGTCCCCGTGGCGAGTGCGTTCTGGAGGGTGACCTTGATCGGCGAGTAGCCGCCGCTGCCGCCGACGTCGGTGGTGTTGGCGACCGCCTCGTAGTCCACCGACAAGGCGATGTAGTCCTTGCTGCGTTCGATGTCGGCGGCGGTGAACGCGCACTTCGTCATGTGCAGCTTGACCTGCACGGCGGAAGCGCCGGCGCCCTGGGCATAGTTGATGTCCAGAGCGGGCTGGGAGTTGTTCAGGTAGTTCAGGAGCTGGGTGTCGTCCTCCATGACCAGCGTCAGCTTGCCGCTGACCGACACCGGCCCAGACCATAGGGCGTAGGGCGCCTGGGTGCTGTCGACCGTATTGATCGCGTCGACGGAGCGCTTGATGGTGCACTCGCCATCGATCAAGGTGAGGTTCGACGAGCCACCGATGGTGACCGCGCCGACCCAGCCCGCCAACGGCGTGACCGCTGTGTACGACGGGGTCGGAGCCGACGCCGTAGCGGAGCCAAGTGCGACCGCCTTCGCCGAGTACGTCAGCAGGCCGTCGCCGGAGAACTTCAGCCCGACCTCGCTGATCTTGGCGCCCGCATACTGGCGGGTGGTGATCGCGTAGTAGTCCGACAACGTGTAGGACGGCGGCTGGCCCGTACCGGTGTTCAGGACGGCCATGGCGTGCGTGTACGGGGCGGAGGCCCCGGTCGTCGTCACGTCGCCGAGGACACCCGCGAGCGGGAAGCCGATGGTGTCGGGGAAGACGTCGCCGTCGAAGTCATACTCGGACATCAAGGTCCCGGCGATCTTGTTGTAGGAGTCGACCATCGAGCCGCGCTGGCCCGCGTCCTCAAGGAAGTCCTGCTTGTCCTTCGGCTTCATGCTCTTGACGGGGATGAAGGCCGTCGCGGCCACGGGCGTGCCGAACACCGACTCCTTCGCGATCCCCAGGAATGACCGGAACGTGGGCTGCGGCATCACTCACCATCCTTCGGTGCGGCCTTGGCGGCCTTGGAGCGGGTCGGCTGCCAGCGGCCGTCTCCCGGGTCTTCGTCGAGGTCGGCCGACAGGCCGGGAACGGCCTCGATGCCGAGGCTGGGGTAGTAGCGGGCGTCATCGCCCCGGTACGTGAATGCGGGCATGCCGCCCTCCTAGACGCGCTGGTAGCAGGAGATCTGCATAGGGGTAATGCAGTGGCGGCCCTTATGCTCGTCGTCCCACGCCACTTCGTGGGAGCTGGCCGTGGGCCGCGCCGACAGCACGGCGCCGCCGAGCGTCGGATCGGACCGCACCACGGCACAGACCGCATCGAACAAGGCGACACTGCGGGCGAACACGCGCTGCGGATAGTCGCCGCCGCGGTAGACGTCGATCGTGATGTCGACGTCGTAGGACTCTTCCAGCCAGCCCGGTCCGCCGGAGCCGACCATGCTGGACACGGCGTCCTGCCTGCTGACCTTGCCGATGGCCACGATGTCGGCGGGCTGGAAGGGGCCCGGCTCGTCGAAGCACACCAGCAGCTGCTCGCCGGGAAAGTCCGGATCCGGGGTGAGCATCGCGGTGAGCTGGTCGAAGAGGTACTGGCGTGCGGCGGGCGCCGACGAGGTGGGAATGGTCATCAGGCGATCCCCGGGGGGCGTCGGAAGGGCTGCCACAGTTCCAGCACTCGGGCCGGCAGGGCGAACCCGGTTGGCACGGCGGACACTTCGCCGTCCAGACCGGCGCCCCCGAACTGGGGGCGTCCGCCCTGCTGGGTGAGCTGCCACAGGTGCCGGATCAGTTCCAAGGCGCCGAGGCGGACCGCCGGAGAGACCATGCCGAGGCGGCCGGCCACGTACTGGACGACGATGTTCTTCGACCCGAAGGCGAAGATTGTCGCGTCGCCACCCAGGGCCCGGCGGGTGAGCTGCCCGGTGTCGTAGTCGACGGTGAAGCCGAAAGCGTTGGACTGTCCGCCCAGGGGCTGTTCGGTCAGGGTGTAGCTGGACAGGCCGTAGTACTCGGTGACCGAGGTGACGGAGGCGAGCGGCAGCCAGTCCACGGTGATGCTGGTGGTGCCGCCGTCGAACGCCTGCATATACGACTCGGGGAAAACCGGGCCGATCACGTCCCTGGCAAGGTCCCCGGCAGCGTCGATGAACCCCTGCAATTCGGCGTCCTGGCTCGTGTCGGAGACCGGCATGTTGAGGTGGAGCTTCACCGACGACAGGTCGACGATCGACACCGAAACCCCCTGGCTAGTCGGCCTTGTTGGGGGCCTTGGCGGCAGCGGTGTTGCGCCTGGGGCCGCTGGAGCCGGTGACCTCTTCCAGGCGGCGTCCGGTCTCGCGGATCTCCACCGCGATCGGCGTCGCAACGTGCTGCCCGTCGATCTCGACGGTGGCCGGGTCGACCAGTCCGCGCATCTCCGCGACGGCCTGGAGCACGTCGTCCTTCATGGCGGTGAGGTCGCGCTTGATGCTGTCGGCGAGCTCGTGGTCGATGTCCTTGACCTGGTCCCACTTGTCGAGGAGACCCTTGGCGATGTTGATGGGGTTCATGGGGTGCCCTCCAGGGCGTGAACCGGCGGCGGGCAGCCCTCACTGCCCGCCGCCGGGATCGGGGGGATCAGAACGTCGGAGTGACCGAGCCGGTGCCGGTGATCGTCGCGATCGATGCCGGGTAGCGGCCCGCCTGGAAGCTGACGTAGTTGTAGAGCCGCACGAACAGCGACAGCTGGTTCGCATACGTCTGCTCGAAGGCTTCAGCGCGGACCGAGCCCTCCCACAGGTAGATGTCGGGCATGCGAGCCACCAGGATCACGTCCTGGTTGGTTCCGGCGCCCAGGTTCGTCGCCAGGTTGGCGTCCGTGTACACGGGCAGGCCGAGCATCTCCCCGACGTGGCCCTGAGCGGCCAGCGCCCCGGGCACGCCCGTCGCGTTCATCGGGCCGTTGGCCGTGGGCACCACCAGCGGGCGGTTCGAGGAGTCGGACTGCGCCATCGCCCACGCCCAGCGGCGCGGGTGCATGATGATGTGCGTCGGCGGCAGGAAGCGGGCACCGTGGATCGCGGAGACGGCCGCGCCGATCGACGAGTACATGCCGCCCGCGCCACCAAGCGCCGGCGTCGCCTGAGTCCAGGCCACGCTGTTCGTGCCCGCCAGGGTCGTGATGCCGGTGACCTGGCCGCTGGAGCCAGACCCGGCCAGCACCTGGAGGTCGGCCTTCTTCGCGTAGTCCGCCGCCAGGTCGCCGAGGACCAGGTCGTCGACGTTCAGCGGGGACTGCTCGACCAACTGCATCGACATCGTCTGGCCGCCGGCGATCGTGATGACCGGCGAGGACACCGACGTGGTCGTCATATCGGTGTTCTGGACAGCCGAGTTCTGTGTGGCCTGCACGGCCGCGGCGGTACCGGTGAGCACCTTGGGGATGTTGATGCTGTTGGTGCCCGGCGGGACGTCGCCCTGCACGCACAGGTCCGCAGTCACGCGGCCGGCGCGCGCCAGCGCTACGAATTGGTCTTCCAGCCACAGGGGCGGCACGAACTCGCCGCCCGCGCCCGCGGTGGTGGAGATCGCGCGGGCCTCGGCGACCATGCGGTCGTTACGGCGCAGCCGCTCGATCGCCGCGCTGTCGCCGGTGCGCCGCGCCTGGTACAGGTCACGGAAGTAGGACTGGCCGCCAGTGCCGGAGCGGTAGACCTGCGGCTCGGTGACCGAGGTACCGGCCGCGGCGCGCCGGGTCTCGGGCTCGGGGGCCGCGTACCGCTTGGCGACCTCGGCGGCAGCCTCGTCGGCACGGATCTGCTCATCGAGCTCGCCGATCCGGGCGTCGATGGCACGGATCTCGCCCTCGCCGGTGTCGAACTTGGCCTTCTCGTCGTCGGTGAGCGCGGTGCGCTCCTCGGTGGCTACGGTCTCCAGGATCGCGTCGAGGGCAGCACGCTGCTCGGCACGCTTCTCCTGGAGAGCCTTGATCATGTCCCGCTTGTTCACGGGGGCTCCTCTGGTCGAGATGGGCGTGCCTGCCGTCGAAACGGGTGGTGGTCCGGGTGGTGCCCCAACTGGCGGGGTCCGGCGCGGACTCCGGCGCGTGGCCGGGCAGGCGGAAAACCCGGCAGCCGAACGGCTCCGGGTGGTCTGTGGGGTGCGGCTACAGGGCCAGGGCGCGGGCCCGGCGCCGGTACAGGTCCAGGTCGGCCGGATGCGGCAGCGGCTCGTCCTCGACGGCCGGCGCCTCGCGCTCGGCGAACTCGCCGGCGAGCCGATCGAAGACCTCGCGGCGCTCGTCCGGACCGAGACGCTGGAGATGCCCAGCAAGATCACGGGCGTTGAGCTGTGCGCCCGCCGTGTGCGGGTTCGCGCCGTAGTTGACGACGCTGACGTCGCCCTTGTTCAAGTTCACTTCGAGGATGTCGCGCTGCTCGAAGTCCGGGGACCACTGCTGGCGGGTCACCCAGAACGCGAACGACATCTCGTCGAGGTCGCCGCGCTCCATCGCCGAACGCAGCGACTGCACGGCCGGGTTCGACGGGTCCAGGCGGGCCTCGGTGTGCAGACCACTGGAATCCTCCGCCAGCTGGAGCGTGCCGCTCTTGGTGCGGGCCAGCGTCATCCCGGAGTGATTGACCAGGAACGGCACGTCGGCGGACTCGCTAAGGGTCTTCTTGAAGGCGCCAGACCGCACGACCTCCGTGTACGGGCCAAGCCAGTCCTGCATCTCGTAGGACGCCTCCGTCACGCAGGCGTACCCGGTGAACGTCAGGACGTCGCCGCCCGTCCCGTCGGGCGCCGAGCGCAGCTCGATCCCCTTGAAGGGCATGCCGCGGCGCTCGACGGCGGCGGGCTTCACATCGCGTGCGCTGAGGTCCATCACTTCTCCTGTCCGGACTCGGCCGCCGACTTGGGTGTCTGCGCCCCTGCGTCGCCCTGCGGGGCGTCGGTGTGCGCCGAGTTGAGCGGCGCGAACGGGTCGGTGCCCTTGCCGTCAGGCAGCGGGGCGAGGTTCTCCAGGGCCCGGATCTCGTCCGGCGTCATGAGCGCCGCGTTGCGGGCCATCGAATAGACCGCATACCGGCCCGCGGTGTCGGTCCTCAGTAGCGCGTCCACGTTGAAGCGGGCCGCCTGCGGCTTGGGCAGCATCGCCGACCAGCCATCCTCGAAAGTCCCGATCCAGCTGGCCAGCGTGTAGCGCAGAAAGCCGAGCGACTGCTGCTCGATGCCGGTGCCCCACGACGTGGTGCGGTCGACCTGGCCGAGCATGTGCGGCGGCAGCCCGAACAGCATCGCGATGTCGATGTTCTGCGCTGCCCGCGTCCCCAAGAACTGGGCGTCCTCCGGACTGACGGAAATCGGCGTCCACTTGGCGCCGCCGGACAGCACACCGACCGCATGCGAGTTCTGCAACCCCGAGTGCGAGGCGCTGAACGACTCCTTCAGCTGGCGGGCGCGCTCCTTGTCGAGGTCGCCGTCCAGGCTGATCACGCCGGACAGGTGGGCGCCCTGCCCGTAGAAGCGGGAGCCGAACTCCTCGGCGGCCAGACCGAGACCGATGGACTGGCGGGCGTAAGAGATCACGCTCATACCGGTCGGAGACTCCGGCATGCCCATCCCCATGAGGTGGACCATGTCGGCTGCGTCCACCGGCTTGCGGGAGATCTTGTAGGTGCGCCGGCCCGCGTCGTCGAAACGGCACTGCACCCGGTCCGGATGCAGAACCCTCAGCCGGGTCGGACGCAGCAGTCCGTCCCGCGCGGTGATCGCCGCATAGGCGTTGCCGCGGAGCAGCAGCGACACCATCATCTGCGTGAACCCGGCCCGCCGGGTCGGCATCGACGTGTCGCTCGCCCCGCCGAACGGATCACTGACGATCCCCGGCGGAGGCTCCATCGTCTCCCGCAGCTCCCCGCGCATCCGCACCGCGTCGAACGGCAGCCCGGCCACCGTCGTGGACAGGATCCGCACGCAGGCCGCGACGGCCAGCAGCTGCATCGCCGTGTCCTCGGTCACCGGCACACCCGCGGCGGTCAGCGGGGCCAGGGAGGCGTTCGACGGCACCGACCACGGGTCGCCTGCGCCCGACTGGGGACCGCTGAAGCGCCGTTCGGGGCTGCGGGCGAGCGCTCTACGCATCAGGCTCATTGCCCACCACCCACCCGATCAGCAGCAGGACCAGACCCGTCACAACCAGCCCGACCACCGGCACCCACCACCACGCCGCACCCACCAGACAGCCCAGACCGGCCAGATCGACGACGTCGGACACCGAACTGCGGGGAATGCGGAAGGACAGCTTGGGGAGGCGCACGGCACCTCCTACAGGTCGGCCCAGGAGAAGAACTGCGGCTCGGGCAGCCGTTCCGGCTCGGTACAGGCACGTTCCAGCGCCATCACGGCCGACACGGCGAGGTCAATCTTGCGGGGGCTGCCCTTGGCGTCCTTCGATAGCCGCGAGCCGCGCGAATCAGTCCGCACCACGCAGTTCGCGAGATGCCGGGCCAGCCGCGGATCCCCGGAATGCGTCAGAGACCGGTTCATGACCGCCTCGAAGAACCTGGTCGTCGCCGGGATCATCCGGGCGGGCGACTGAGGAAACTCGACGACCGGGAGCCCTTCGTCCTCCAGGACTTGGTAGGTGCGGCCCCACCGGTACGGGTCACACACGATCTCCCGGACATTCCAGCGCCGGCAGGCCGCCCGGATAGCCGCCTCGACGTCCACGATGGGCACCGTCCAGTCGTTCCCCGCCGTCGATGGGCGCTCCCACGCCTCCACCACGTCCACATGCGGCACCTCGCCGCCACCGGACGGGCAGGACACGACCACCAGGGCCGTGCTGTCGCCATTGAACGACCCGTCGAAGCCCAGGCAGACCTCGACGCCGTCCGGCACGCTCTCTACGCCCATACAGGCGTCCCAGGCGCCCGCCGGAAGCCACGCCGCGGCCGTATTGACCCACTGGTTCAGGCGCTTCGTGCGGAACTCGGCCTCTGGTGTGCGGCGGATCGAGGACTGGAAGTCCTCGACCGACACGATGTCGCCCAGCCCTGGGTTGGCCAGGTGCCAGGTCCGCTCGTCGCGGTGATCGGCGCCTTCCGGAGCGCCCCACCAGGCGAAGTAGAACGCCGGGTCCTCGAACTCGCCCTGGATGACCTGACATCCGTACTGGTACATCGAGTAGCAGAGACTGTCTCTGCCCGTCGTGTCCGACTTGACGCCGGCCGTGGTGATGCCGACCATCAGCGGCTCGACACGAGCCCCCGATGCCAGGGAGAGCGTGTCCCACAGTTCGCGGTTCGGCTGGGCATGGACCTCGTCGGCCACCGTCAGATGCGGGTTGAGGCCCTCCTTGGTGAACGCCTCGCTCGACAGGACCCGGTACACCGACCCCGTCGACGGCATCTCGATCGCGTCCCGGTAGGTCTTGAAGTAGTTCGCGAACTCCGGCTCCAGATCGATCATCTTCTTCGCCGTACCGAAGACGATCCGCGCCTGCTCCTTGTCCGCAGCGATCGAGTACACCTCGCCGCCCGCAGGACCGAAGGCTAGCCCGTACAGCGCGATACCCGCGCCCAACGCGGACTTGCCCTGCTTGCGGGGCATGCCGATGAGCGCCTGGCGGTGCTTGAGCCGCCCGTCCGCACGCCGGGCAAGCAGACCGCCCACCAGGTCGACCTGCCAGGGACGCAGTTTGAGTAGCGACCCGGACGGTCCGCCGATCGAATCCTTCGTGACTCGCAGCAGACGCTCGGCGAAGGTGACGAAGTCTGGGCCGTCACCCCGCTCGACGTCTTCGGGGGCAACTTGAGAAAGCCACAGCGGCGGGTGGGCTCCTACTCCTAGACTTTCAGCATGAGTAACCACAACACACCCCCACCATGCTCTGTAGTGGAGTGCGATCGACGATCTCAGGCGCGGGGGTATTGCCAAACGCACTACGCGCGCTATCGCAAGACAGGGGATGCTGGCGGCCCCATCGAGGAGCGTCAGCCCCGGGCATCCGCATGTACCGCCGAAGACTGCGACCGTCCAGTACTTGCCGTAGGGCTGTGCGGCGCTCACTACCGACGACGGCGTGTCGAGGGAGACATCCAGTCAGCGAGGCCAGTCCGAAGTTACCTACCCGGTAAAGCCTGCACGGCGGAGGACTGCTCCAACGCAGCCTCCGCACGAGGCCTCTGCGGAATGCATTACGCACGCTTCCGCCGGTGGGGTGACCCCAACGCCCGGTACCAACCCAAGGGGCACGTCACCAAGAGCGGCTACCGCATGGCCTACGCCCCCCAGCACCCGATGGCGCAACGCAACGGCCACGTTCTGGAGCACCGCCTAGTGATGGCCGAGCATCTGGGCCGCCCCCTGCTACCCGCCGAAGAGGTCCACCACCTCAACGGCGACAAACTGGACAACCGGATCGAAAATCTGGAGCTATGGGTGAGGAGTCAGCCGGCTGGTCAACGAGCCCGCGACTTGATCACTTGGGCGCGCAGTATCGAAGCCCGATATGGAGCGGCTCACGACGAGGGCCTTCTCTAGCCGACGCGCCCCGACTTTCGGGCCAGCATCTCCTCGAAGGCTGTCTTCGCCTTCACCTCGGCCACCCCGAGCCGGGAGCGGTCCGTCGGCGTCATCCCGAGTGCCGACAGCAGCTTCGAGATCTCCGTCTCCAGCGTGGACAGCATCCCGACCAGCGGATTCGGATACGCATAGCCCTTGTCCGTGAACAGGACCGGCTCCGTCGACTCCAGCCGAGCGAGGAAGTCCTGTCGGCGGTCGAACTTCTCGCAGACCAGCACCAGCGCGGGCCGGTCGGTCTCGGCCAGCCACTTGCACTCGTCGATGACGAGCCGCCACACCGCGCCGCCGGCCGGGCCGAGATGCTTTGGGGTGTCGTCAGCAACCGGAGGCAACGCGACGACCTTTGAGACGTCGGCGATAGGCCGCTTGCCGGGATTACCGAGCTTTCGCTTACGTTCCGTGGGTGTAGGCGGTCTCCCTGCCGTCATGATCACCACCCCTTGCCGAGACCCCCCGGGTCAAAATTCCGCGGCCGTGTTTGGGGGCTGGGGGCCGGGTCCCTTAACGATCTTCGCTTTCGAGATTTTCCCCGCCCCCCTCGCGTGCACGCACAGCAACCCGACTCACGCAGCGTGACGAACGCGCCTCTGTGTGAGGCACCTTGCCCCGAAGCGCCTCCCCGGCTCACGCCGTGCCGCTACGGTGCTGAGCTCTGCTGCTGCGACAGGACGGCAGCCAGTGGCTGGAGGTGGGGCCGTGGGGTTCATCAAGGGTGCCAAGTCCGACGCGATCGGACAGCAGGCAGCGCGTGCGATAGCCGAGGGCCGGCGTGTGTTCGCGTGCCGCGTGAACGAGGGCGGCTGGAACGACAACTGGGGCGGCTCCCTGTCCGGGGTGGCCGAGCAGATCGAAGCAGTGGAAACACAGGGCTGGCGTCTGGACAAGGCATCATTCCTGCCCGGCAAGGGCCAGAACGTCAGCGCATTCCTGATCTTCAGACGGGGGGTATGACCCGACCCCCTTCCGGAAACTGAGCCCACCCCTCGAATCCTCGCCGCCTGAAAACCTGGACCAGGGGGGTCTATGCGCTGTTGTGCTTGCGGGAGTTGCACCCCCGGCACAGCACCTGCACGTTGGCCAGGTCGTCCGTGCCGCCCTTGCTCTTGGGCGTGATGTGGTCGCCGGTCAGATCGCTGGCCGGGTGAGCGGGGACGTTCCAGCCGGGGCACCACTCGCCATACACCTGCCGGTGTGCAACGACGGCCTGCGACCGCACCTGTCGCCACCTGGCCCCGTAGCCGCGCTGGGTAGATGATCCGCGCCGCGCCTCGAAGCTGGCGGTGCAGTCGTCGCAGCGTGACGGGTTGCGGGTGAGGCGCTGGCATTCGAGGCAGGGCCTCGGCCTAGGCATCGGACCAGCCGGGCGGCAACTCGACCGGATCCGGCGCGGGTTCTGGCTGCGGCGCCGGCTCGGGCGTGCAATTGCAGGGCGGCGCCGTGCAGGTCTTCGCGTGGACCAGAGCCGCGGCATCGAGGCTGATCGAGTGGTCGATGCAGGCGTAGACGCTGCGCGCGTTGTCGGACTCGACGGGAAGCGGCCCGAAATCGGGCGGAGGCCCCTGTGGATCGGCAAGCGCCGTAGCCAGGTCGCGCCGGGCCTGCTCCAGAGCCACGAACGCCGCGAACTCATCGTCGGTGAGCCTGCGAGTCCAGTGGACGACGGGAGGCGCGCCGCAACGGATGCAGGCAAGGCCGCTGGCCGGGGTGGTCATCACGATCACTCCTCAGAAGCCGAAGCTATCGAAGCGGTTGAACTCGGACTTGAAGCGCGGGTCGCTCAGGAGATGCGGGCGAAGGATCTCGAACGCTGTGCGTCCTGGGTCCTTTCGCGGACGCAGGGTGTCGGGGATGCCGATCATTTCGCCGGTTCCGTTCCCGGTGACCAGTAGGCGCTCCATCTCTGCCTGGTAGTCCACACACATGCCGCTCAGGAGCTCACGGAGCAGATCCCGTTCCGCCGGAGTGCTTTCGTCGCGGCTCACCATGTCGTCGATGGCGAGTCTTTCCGGACGCCGTTGCTCACCGGCGAGTTGGTTGGCCATGAGATTCCTAGCTGGTGGTCTGGTCGTCGATGAGGCCGAGATTCTTGAGGGCGGCGATCAGCGAGACGAGGGCGGCGCCCGATGCGCGACTGCCGGTGACGGTCGGCCGGGTGGTCGGCGTCTTTCCCCAGAAACCGATGGTCGCGGTGCCGGGGGCGCCGGTGTGGCTGATGTTCCCGCTTGCGGCGATCGGGCCGACGACGTTGAGTCCGGCGAGGAAGGCAGTGCCCTGTTCGACGGCGGTGACCCGGTTGAGGAGATCATCGAGGTAGCCGTTCAGGGTGACGACGGTGCCGTTCAGCCCGGACAGGGCGCCGGTGGTGGCGAAGGTGGCGTTCCCGTAGGCCCGATCACCGTGGGGGTCGCTGGCGCCGGTATGGGCGGACACGGCGCTCGTGGCGGCACCCGAGGCGTCGGCGCCGACATCCGCAGCGGCCAGGACGACCGCGCCGGTCTTCGCGTTGACGGACTGCACGAGGTTGACGACCAGATAGGTCCCGCTCGCGGGACTTGCGGCCGGAGTCGCCGCGGGCAGCGACACGGTGGGCGTCGCCTTGGGCAGGCTCAGCGGGAAGGAGTCGCCAGGCGCATCGGTGAAGGCGATCCGCACGTCGTAGGTGAAGCCGGTCGGGCTGATGCCGGCCGAGTCGGTGGCAACGACCGTCATCGTGAACGACCCCGCAGCGTCGAGGTTTTGGGCCGCGGGGCCTTGCACGACGAGCCCGGACGTCGCCGCAACGATCTTTCCCGGGTGCGGGCAGAGACTGACGGTGCCGCGCATCGGCGTGCCGTCGGGGTGCGTGTAGGTGCCGGACACCGTGACGGTGCTGATTCCGACGGGAAGCGTCACGGGCACCTCCAGACGGCGAGTTGGGCCCGCTCCGGCCCTCGGTGAGTGAGGCCGGAGCGGGTGTCCCGCCGTGAGCCCAGGGAGGCGGCGGGACGTCGGGGCACCGCTGGGGGGATTCCGGCGCCCCGAGACAGGGGGTCAGGCGGCTTTGGGGGCGCGCTGCGGGGCGGGCCGGTAGCGGGCGGCGAGGGGCAGGATCTCGGGGAGGGCGTACATGGTCCGGTACTCGTGACCTTGGCCGGAGTAGCCGTCGCCCGGGTATCGGCGGATCTTGCCCCGCGAGGCCCACTTGCGGATGACCGGGCCGGGGACGCCGGTCGCTTCGGTCGCTTCATGCTCGAAGACGAGATCGTCGGGGTACAGCTCGGCAGGACGCATCTCGCCCCCTGACATGCAGAAAGCCCCCGGCGGAAGCAGGGGGCTCAAGGTGCTGCGGACACAGTTGTGTTCCGACGAACGCACTGTGACATATGGGTGATCCAACGGTCAAGCAGTTCTGGGGGCAATCAGCTCCACTCAACGCTGCCCTTGCCGTTGAGTCGTTCGTAGTCGTCCCAGAAGCGGGCCGATCGCTCCTTGCTGGCCCGCTCTGCGTTCTGCCATCCCTGCTTCAGTGCGGCGTCAATGCGCTCGGAGGTCTCGCGCTGCTTACGGTCCGCCCGGGATTCTCGGCGCAGCGGCTGCGGGTCAGTGCCCGGGGTGTCGGACTTCGGATACTTGGGCGTGAACAGACCCATGGTCACTTCTCCCTTTTGCCGTTGATGAGGTGGAGCGCCGCCTCGGTGAGCCCGGTTGCGGCGGCGTCGTTGCCTTTGTCGTGGGCGCGGGCCGCGGCCTGCGAGAAGCTCTTGATGAGGTCGTCGCGCTTCTGCTCGTCGCTGTCTTGCTGGCGAGGTTCGGGCATGGCTCGGGTCTCCTTCACTGCCGATTGTGGGTCTTGGCCCACAGGCCGCTGGTGCGGGTGTGGACGTTGCGCTGGTCCTGGTGGACGGGCCCGCTGTAGTGCTGGTGGATCTCAGCGGGCGCCGCGGCGACGACTTCCTTGGCGCCGCGCAGCAGTCGGGCGACGGCGAGGATCGGGGCGGCGAGCGCGGCGGGTGCGGCGCAGATGCAGCCGATGACGGTCGGGTTGGCCTGCCCCGAGGCGAGCAGCAGCCCGATCGCGATAAGCCCCGGCGGGACCGTGGCCACCCCGCAGTACAGAGCCGTGCGGCCGATGTCCGTGGAGCGCTGCGACATCGGCGGAACCCCCGGCTGGGGTACGGCCGGTGCGGTGCCGATCTTCGGTCCGTCCGCCCACGACGGGACCGTGGGGTCGGTGCTGCGGTACGAGGTGGGCGCCTGGAGGGCGTCCTCGACGGCGGCGAGGAGCTGCTGGGCTTGATGGCTGAGGTCGGGCTGCCCGGCCGTGACGGTCGGGCGCTGGCCGGGCAGCGGCATGGGGTCAGTCCTCCTGCGGCGTGTAGTCGACGCTGCGGGCGAGGATCGCCATGGCGACGCGCTGCGAGTCGGCGCCGGCGCGGTCACACAGCCGGTCGGCGGGTCCGCTGTCGTTGTTGGCGATGGCGCGGGCTGCGGCGTCGATCTCCGCCCCTGTGACGATGATTTCGGGCTGCTTGCGGCTGAACAGGCCCATGGCGGGCCTCCCTTCGGTCGAGTTCGTTGGTTGTCAGTGCTTCCGGCCGAGGCGGGTCGTCATCGTGGCCTCCAGCAGCTCGGCGGCCTCAGTGCCGTCTGTGGTGCGGGTCTCGAATCGCTCGCCGACCTCGCGGACGATCCGGGAGGTGGTCTCGGTGTCGCCGGCGTGCTTCGCGGCGATGTAGTCGCGGGTGCTCTGGTACTTCGGCTCACTCATGCGGAGTTCCTCTCACTTGGCAATGAGGTGGTCGGGATGGCCGTTGATCATGTGGTCGACGCATTCGGGGCAGTCCTCGCGCGGGGCCAGGTGCGCGTGGACGCGGCGGCTGTCGTAGGCATGCAGCCAGCACTGGCGGCATTCGCCTCGCGGGGCCGGGCGCATCAGAGCCAGCTGAAGCCGGACCGCTTCGTCGCCCGGTCGATGGCCTTCTGCTTCTTCGCTTCGAACCGGGCCCGGTCGCGGGCCTCGACGGCGGCCTGGCGGATCTCGCGCTTCTCCGTCTCGCGGATCTCGGCGCGCTCGATCGTCCGGTCGATGCGCCGCTCCTCGGCGTCCGTGAGGTAGCCGCGGCGGAGGGCCGCCAACAGGCTCGTGCCGAGGATCTTGGCGGCCTCGCGGTGGTTGACGCTGTCGCGGTCGTTGATCGGCATGGCGGTGCTCCTTTTCGTGGTGGGTGGGGTGCGAAAACGCTGTTTCTGGGGGTCGTGGAGGTGTGGGGCGGGGCGCCTCACCTCCTCACCAAAACGCCGTTTGTGCAGGTCGCGGCCGGTGGGGTGGCTTGGTGGGGCGGTTGGTGGAAAGTCACCGCCCCACCTGAGCCTCACCAAGGTCGTTTACGTCGTCCTCGCGGCCGTCGAGGGCCTTCTGGACGTGGCTCAAGTGGATGACGGGGTAGCCCTGATAGGTCCCCGTGTCCTCGCCGTGATCGGTCATCAGGCGCCGCAGCCGGACGCCGTCCCAGTCGGTGTAGACGGCCGGGTTGAGGTTCTTCAGCCGGTGGATGATCTCCGGGGTGCGGACACGCTTCTCACCCGCGAGCACCCGCTCCAGATCGGCGAGATGGTCGACGTCCTCAACGGATTCCAGCGTGGGCAGCGCGGCGACGCGCAGACGGAGGGCCCTGGCACGGTCGGCGACGTCTTGAGCATCGGGCTCGGTGTCCACAAAGTGCGTGCGCACGGTCAGCGACGCCTCGCCGGGAGGGAGCGTGACCCCATCTCCGGCCACGACCAGGGTGCCCTTGTCCAGGCCCTGCCGCAGGAGATGCGGCGCCGCACCACCGTCGACGGCCTTGTCGCCAAGCGCCATCCGTGCCTGCGACTCTGTGCCCACGACCAGAGACGCCCGGATATGGGCGCCCTCGCGCACCAGCTTCGGCAGGTTCTGGTCGGTCGGGTCCTGGGTGCCCTCCCACAGCAGAACATCGACCGCCCTGCCCTGGTTGTGGATCCTGCGGGCAGCCATGAAGTACCTGCTCGTGGACTTGGAACCGCCATACGGGGCGCCGTCCTTGACTCGCCCGTCATCCATGACGATCTGAGTCTTGGCGGGGTTCATGAAGGCGACCTGCGCCTCGTCCACGATGACGATCAGCGGGTCCCATTTCGTGCCCGCCGGAGCCAGGAGGCGGCGGTTCATCTCCTCGACGGCATCCTCGACCATCTCCGTCACATCAACGGCGTGCTCGTCCGTCGGCCCTTCGATCAGGCGGTTCGCCATGCCGGAGAACATGCGCCAGTCGCCGATGCCCTTCAGGTCGCCGATCCAGAACTCGACCGACCGGTCGAAGGCCAACCAGAGAGCCAAGGACCGCAGCGCTGCCGTTTTGCCCTGGTTGGACAGGCCGGTGATCAGGACGTGCCGCTGGTAGAGGCTCAGCGTGACCGGCTCGCCGCGCAGATTCTGCCCCCAAGGGGCGCATCCGCTCTTGTAGTTGGCGGTCGGCTCAGGGTCGGTGACCAGCGGAGACGGCCCGATCGGCTCGTCGAGGGCGCCTGAGTCGGCGATCCACAGCTTCACGGTGCGCGGCTGCGGCGACTTGAGGATGAACACCTCGTGTTCGTGCCGGCCGAGGTTCTCGGCGAGCTTGCGGCGCTTGGGCTGGACCTCATCGGTGGAGACGCTGGAGGGCAGCGTGACGTCGACCTCGACGCCGCACCCGGCCATCGCGATCGGGGACAGCATCGACGCGCCGCCATCCTCCATCGCCAGGATGGCCTTCTTCAGCTCGGAAATCCGCAGGTCACGGAAGGCCTTCACCACGATCGACGGGGTGATCAGCTCCCCTCCGGCGCTGCGCTGCTTCACCGGGAGCGCCCACTGCGGGGCCGTCTCGCGCTGCCGCCCAACTCCCCACAGGGACAGCAGGACCAGCCACGGCGCGGTGACGATGAACGGACCCCACACGACGGACGCGACAACAACCGCCCAATGCACCAAGTCGATGGCCGTGGCGATCGGCACCAGCACCTGAGCTGGGTCTTTCTCCGATATGGCCATGAGGACGCCGAGCCCGATCAGGCTGCCCGCACCGATTCCGGTGGCGACGGCAACACCTTTGGCCGCGTCAACCGGGGACTTGAGGAGGTCCATGCGGCGGGCGTGACGGGCGGCCCGGTACTGGCGCCCCTTCTCCTCCCACTCCTTGATCTCCTCATACTTCCCGGCCGCCTCACAGGACCGAATCATCCGCTCGTAGCGTGCGGCAGTGCGCCCGTCCCAGGCGCGGCGCCCGACGATGCGGGTCCCGCCGACGACGTACATGCCGTGCCGGACCGCGAGACGCCCCAGCGTGCGGGTGCGCTCATCGGTGATGACGTCCCTGGCGTTGCGGGCGGCCCGCCGGTACAGGGCTTCGCGGCGCTCGACCGGCGACGCGGCAGGAGCCGGCACCAGCTTCAGCGCCGGCCGCTCGTTGTCCTTGCTCAGGTTCACGGGTTCGGCGGTCGTGGTCATCAGTTGTATCCCCCTCCGCCTTGGCCGACGGCGGTAGGTCCGGCCGGGCGCTCGGGGCCAGGCGTCGTGTCGAGGGCGGCGCGGCGGACGCGCCGGCCGTAGGAGTCGCCGGTACCGAGCCGGTTGCCGATGGCGGTACCGGACAGGTCCGGGTCGGCTTGCAGCCACCCGGTGGCGGTGCGGACGTGCTCCTCGAAGCTGGCGGTACTCGTCTTCGCGGTACCGGTCTTCTTGGCGGTCTTGCGGGCCGGTACTCGGCTGGAGCGCCGTACCGGTACCGGGGTCGCGGTCATCTCCGGTACGGCGGTGAGTTCCGGGCGTGCCGGTACCGCCTCCGGTACCGGTACTCGCTCAATGTCTGCGGCCGGTACCGCCCCGGCACCGGTACCGGGCTTGGCCTGCTTCTTTGTGGCCGGTACCGCCAGTGCGTGGACCCGCCAGATCGACAGCGGTACCAGCAGCGAAACGGCCGCCACGAGCGGTACCGACACGGCGACAACATGGGCGGCGAGCATGTGCGCGGCGACCTGCGCGGTACCCATCAGCACGAGGGAGAGAGCGATGTCCCGGCCGCGCGCCCGACGGATCGCGGCCACCACATAGACGTCGAGGGCGAGGGGCAGCAGTACCGCCACCGGTACCGCCGCGCCGATCGTGCGGGCGAGATCGTATTCGGCGGTCGCGGTGAACCCGACGCCCGCCACCAGAGAGACAGCGACGAGGGGGTCCCAGCCGGTACCGGTACGAGTACCGGTCTCCTGGGTCGTGCTCATGTCGCCCTCCGGACGCGGTCGATGAGGATGCCTCCGGCCAGCGCGGCGAGCGCCCACGGCTGCTCGGCCAAGACATGGATCGCGGTGAACACGGCGGCCAGCAGCCACGGTTCGTGGCCCAGCAGCAGGGTCAGGACGGCCAGCAGGAGCCAGGTGGAGGGGCGCACGGTCAGCTCCCCTTCACGCCGGGCCGGCGCCGGATCTTGGCGGGCTCGGGCTGAGTGTCGGGACGGTCGCCGGAAGCGCCGCTGGTCGTGACGCCACTGGAGTGGCCGTAGGGACGCCGGGTCTCCCAGCCGCGCTCACCACGCTGACGGAACGCCATCACGCCTCACCACCTGCGGCCTCGTCGTGCGAGCCGGCCGGGCACTGGTCGGTCCAGCAGCGGTGCAGACGGCAGGCTTCGGGGTGCTCGATCGTCAGGGAGTGCCACAGGTCGTCCGACATCGTGATCGGCTCCAGCACGGTCGCCATCACGCCACCGCCGGAGTCTGGATCCCGCGGATCTCGTCCATCAGCCGCGGCCCGCCACGGTGGGCAGCGTCCAACTCGGCCGCGTCGAGGATCACCTCGGTCATGCGGGACTCGTCGCCCCGAGCCCAAGCGGCGCGGAACTCGGTCAGCAGCTGAAGCGCGAGACGGTCCGGGTCGTGCGGGGCGGGCACCAGCGTCAACGCACGGGCCTGAGCAACCAGCGGGCTGCGCCGGGCGAGGTCGGCGTCGGAGAGGGAACGCAGGGTCTGAGTGTTCATGATCAGGCCACCTCGGTCTCGGTAGGGGGCTCCGTCGAATTCAGGACGGAAGCCGGGATGCGGAGCGCGCCAGCAGCACGATCTCCAGGCTTGTAGGGCTGGCCGTTCCTGTAGGCAGGAAGAAAGCCCTGGTGGATCCAGCGGTAGACGGTCGCGGGGTGCACTCGGAAGTGCGTCGCGACGTCTCGAACTCGCAGCATTGCGCCTCCGGTTGCGGGGTTCGCATCTGCCTACAGGTATACAAGCTTGCCGAATAATGTAGCAAGGTGCGTGGCATGAAATTGGCCAGGAGCAACGGCATCGCTCGATACCCAGGGGCTTAAGGTAGGGAGGTCAAGGCACGCTCAACTCATTGAGAGGAGGCGCAGAGGATGGCCGAGAAGCAGCGCCGGAACGACTCAATCGCCTACGCAACGGCCCGAGACCCAGGGCAGCCCGATGCCTGGACGGCGGAGTCGCAGGGACGCGGCAGCCAACGCCTCACAGAGGTCAGCGAGGTTGCACCCCCGCAGGAAGTCGCCACAGCCCTTGCCATGACCCCCGACGAGAAGGCAGTCGTCCGCCGACGAGCCGTCCTACTCAACGACGACGTCATCGAGCTCGCCGACTCGTACTACCCGCTCTCGGTCGCTCGTGGCACGGCACTCGCCGAGAAGCGCAAGATCAAGGGTGGAGCCCCGACCCTGCTCGCCAGCCTCGGCTATCGCGCTACGCGCCTGGTCGAAGACGTGGAACTGCGCGAGGCGCACGAAGCCGAATGTGCTGCGCTCGCCCTACCCGCCGGCTCCAACGTCCTCACGCTGCTACGCGCTACGGCAGGCGAGGACGGCACTCCATACGAGGTTCAGTTCATGGTCATGAAGGCGCCTCGCCGCCTCCACTACGAGATCGAGGTCGACTGACATGCCCGAACCGCATGCGGACAACCGCCCCCTCGCCGAACGGATTGCCGCAGAGATCCGCAAGCAGATCATGTCGGGGGACTGGGAGCCGGGCCGGAGAGTGCCCAAGAACAAGGATCTGCGGGAGCAGTTCAACACTTCCAACGTGACCGTGCAGCGCGCGCTTCAGATCTTGAAGGACGAGCAGTTCCTGGACGGGCAGCCGGGGGTCGGCGTCTTCGTGCGCAGCAAGCCTGCACAGACGATCATCCCCGCTTCCTATATGCCGCCCTCGCAGCCTGGGCAGCCGTATCGCTGGCTCACGGAAGCGGCCAAGCGGGAGCAGGTCGGCAAGTACCGGATGCTAGAGGTCGGCGAGGTCGCGCCTCCGGTCGAGGTCGCTCGCGCGCTCGGCCTGCCGGACGGCGGCACAGCAATGCGTCGCTACCGCATTGGCTTCTTGGACGGCCAGCCTGCCGAGCTCGTGGACTCGTACTACCCGATGGATTTGGCGCAAGGCACGCGCCTTGCGGATAGGCGCCTGATTCCCGGCGGGTCACCGGCGGTACTGGACGAGTTGGGTTACCCGACCCGCTCGCAGGATGACGCGGTCGGTACGCGTCCCGCGACGACCGACGAGTACGTACACCTGGAAGTCCCGCGCGATGTGCCCGTTCTTGAGATCTTTCGCATCGTCTACAGCGACGATCAGCGACCGATCGAGGTCTCGATCCTCGTGAAGCCGGGCCACCGTTTCAAGATGGGCTATCACGTCGACGCCCCCTGACCTGCGCGTCAACCGCCGCCCCCAACAACGATGTTGGGGGCTTTCGCGTATCCACAACCGGGCCCTTGATACATCTCCTTTTACGGGATACGGTCGTTGGCGTGAGGGTGGCCCCGGTCACACCGCGCAATGACGAGGAGTGCCATGAGTGCACCTCCGGAGCGCACCGCGCTCCACGACCTCTACAGCACGCAGGAACACGAGGGTCTCCACCCCTTCCTGGACGAGTTGTACCCGCAGTTCCTCCTGTCCCTCCATTACATGGGCACCGCGGATAGCTGCCCTAACGGAGGGCCTGGAGTCCGCTACGGCTTGTGGGACTTCGAGGAGGTCACGTTGGTGCGCGTCATCAAGTGGGGCCGCCCACAAACTCCTGTTCCGACGGCCCTCTACCGGCTTCGAGGCCAGGACAACTCGCTCCTGTATGTCGGCATCTCCGATGCCCCCAAGCGTCGATTGAAGGATCACGCGGGAGACAAGCCGTGGTGGCCTCTGGTCGCGAGCCATTCCATCGAGTGGTTCCCCACTCGGGCCCACGCCCTCGCTGCTGAGGCGAAGGCCATTCGCGCCGAGCAGCCCGTCCACAACATCCACTTCAACGGACGGAAGCGGGCATCGTGATCTTCTGGGCACCTGTCGCATTTCAGCCACTTCAAATCGCGCGATCGAAGTTCGGTGAATCGGGGCGAAGTGCGCATTGTCGAAACTTGGCCCAGGTCGCCTCATGTGACGTGTACACGAAAGTGAGAATATGTCACCGCAGGTCAGGCCGCTTCTAGTTCTGGCACCGGCCCCGCGCGGCTAAATAGACTTGAGCCATCGCCATGGGCTGCCAGCTCTCGGCATACAAAACTTCGCGACGCCTAGCGTCTGAAACAGAAAAGGCCGGGCGGTCATCACCCGCCCGGCCGGTTCAACCAGCGGGTCATCACCCCGCTGATCAGTAGAGATCCAACCGCGTAGAAGGAGAGCTCTGTCATGAGTTTACCGCGCACGCCCATTGTCGACTTCACTCCGTGGGGTTTTCTGTCCGCCCCCCTCGACGACCTGCTGACTCACCTCGACGTCCGCGTGACGGACCTCGCCACCGCCGAGCCTGATTTCTACGGCGGGCTGCGTCGCCGGGACTGGGGGCTGCAAGTGGTGGTGGCGGCCGGTCTCGTCGGCATCGAGCGGGATCTGGCGGTGCGCGGCCTGTTGGCGTACTGGTTCGACGTCGACACTGCGGACTGGCCGATGGGGCTGCGGTTCGTGGAGTTCGACGAGGCCGCGTGAGGCGGGCGCTGGGTGCGACGCGGGGGGTCACTGGTGTTGGTGAATCCTTCGGTTACTGGTCCTCGTCGCGCAGATGGTCCCCGTACCGTAGGGCGCCCCCCATGGTGAACAGGAGTATCTCGTGGAGTTTGCTGACGAGGCGCGTCCGCGGCGGGCTCACCTGCTGCGCATGGCCCAGTCGCGTGACGACCGGTTCCGTGACTACTTGCTGGCGTATGCGGATGGGACGCCCGATCCGCCGCCGATGGGGCATCACGGGATTGAGACGCGGGGTTGCCCGGAGTGCCGGGGCACGATGTGGCGGCAGCGCAAGGATTTCGTCTGCGCCGGCTGCGGTCACGTCCGGGGAGCCGTCATGGAATGCCCGCACTGCCACATCGACATGAAGCCGCCGGCGCCCGGCTGGGTTGACCGGCACTGGTGTCCTCAGTGTCGCCGTACTGCGGCGTCCACGGATACGGCGGAAGACATTGAGGCCCGGGAGCGGCAGAAGCAGGAGGCGATCGCCCTGCTGGATGCGGTCATCGAGGAACGGCGCCGCGAGGACAAGGTCATCAGTGACCTGGAACAGGACATCTCAGACGCTGAATGAGGGAAGGTCACCATGGGCGGAATACAGACCAAGGGCTGCGGCAAGTGCGGCGGCACCATGTACAAGACCTACGAGACCGACCAGAACGGCAACACCACTAGTGAGAGTCAGTGGATCTGCCAGGGTTGCGGGAACATGGAGTAGCCCCCCCAAACGCACGTCAGCGCCCCCGGCCGTGATGGTCGGGGGCGCTTCGTCATGCCGCGTTCCGCTCGGCCAGCGGCAGCTCGAAGAGGTCGCCGTGCCCGTATTGGATGCCGCAGCCGCTGCATTGCCGTCCTGGGGTGTCGAGGGTGACGCGGAGGACGGTGCCGCAGGGGCAGGCGACGGGGATGCGGCGGGGCCGGGGTTCGCCGCCGAGGATGGCGTCGCATTCGGAGCGGAGCCGGCGTATGTCCTGCGCGTATTCGTAGACGGCGGGGTGCTGGTCGCAGAACCATCCGGTGTTGGCGAGCAGGAAGGCGACGGCGCCGTCGATGGTCTGCTCGATGCTGCCGCGGAACGGTGGGGGCGACCAGCCGAGGAGTTCGCGGGCGTCTCGTTCCCAGCTGGTGACGACGCCTTCGATGCCGCCGCGGGCCCGCAGGTCGAGGACGCGCTCGTTGACGGGCAGGGGTGCGGTGCGGGAGCCGGTGCGGCCGTCGCTGCCGCGCCGTGCCGGTGCGAGGGCGCCGGCCAGGGCCCGGTACAGGCTGGGGAGTTGGGCCAGGTTGTCGTCGAGGCGTTCCTGGCATCCGGCGTGGACGCGGGGCGCGGACGGGCGGCGGCAGATCTCGCAGGGCCAGGAAGCGGGGGTCTCGTTCACGGCGGGCTCCATGGTGCGGTGGGTCAGGGGCTGAGCGGCTCGGGCAGGTTCAGGTCGGTGGTCGTGTCGGGCCTGTCGCGGTAGGCGGGCTGGCGGGTGGCGGGCCAGGGTGCGCCGTGTGCGCCGAGCCCGGAGAGGTAGCCGGGGCAGTCGACGTGGGCCTCCTCGGCCGGGGCGTGGAGGTCGAGGAAGGCTTGTTCGTCGGGGTCGAGGGGCTGGGTCACGCCGCGGCCTGGTCGGCATCGCGGCTCTTGGCCCAGACGGAACTGTCGCCGGGGTTCTGCCACATCTGGCCCCACGGTTTGGTGACGGCGACGAGGCCGATGGTGGCGGGGTCGACGCATTGCCGGTCGATGCCGAAGCGGCCTTGCCTGTGGCGGTCGGCGGCGCTGTCGCAAGAGAAGGTCCGGCAGCAGGCCGGGCAGTGGGAGCGGCTGGGGCCGGTCCACCACTGGCCGCACTGGGGGTGCCGTATGGCCGTGTACGGGAGTTGGGGTTCTTGGGTGTCGCTCATTTCTGCCTCGATTCGCTTGCCGGTGCCGTGTCAGACGGCTCGGTGGGGGTGGGTTGGGGTGATGTGCCGGAGATGGGGGTTGAAGCGCTCAGGGAGTTAACTCGCGGGTAACTGGCGGCGGTTGAGTCGCAGCCCGCCGCTCGGCCTGCCGCCTGGCATTCGCGGCCTTGCACGCCGGACAGGCGATCTCGCCCCGCCGCCAGTGCCTCAGGTAGGCGGCCCGATCACCACAGTCCGCGTACCGGCCGATCAACCCCTCGGCCGTCGCCAGGTGCACGGCGTTGGTGATGTTGGCCGCGTCCAGGGCGTGGACGATGCACCGTTCCCGGTAGTCGATCGTCGACACGGCCAGCGATAGGTGGCGGGCGATCTGCGGCCCCGACAGGCCCTGCGCGCGCAGCCACAGCACCTCCCGCTGCTGCGCCGTGAGTTGCCGCCTCACGTCCGCCTCCCGGTGCGTGGCCCGGTGATGATCCGTCCGGCCGGGTCGAGGTGCCCGTCGGCGGTCGCGAGGAGCCGCACCGCGCGGGCCAGGACGTCGGCCGGGGACTCGTAGCGGTAGCAGCGGCGCAGGATCTCCGCCGTCGACCCGTGCAGCGTCGGGTGCAGCGGGCGCGGGGCGGCGCTCACCGCCCGGCCTCCTCGGGCTGCTGTGCCTCGTCGGCCATGCGGCTCATGTCGTTGGCGACTGCGGCGTAGGCGGCGCTGAAGACGGGGTGAATGGAGTCTTGGGCGTATCGCCGGTACCGGGCCTCCAGTTCCCGCAGCACGGCGGCCCGGTCGACGGGCGCGAGGTGCAACTCCCCGGCCCGTTCCTGGATGGCGTCCCACGGTGCCCCGGTGCCGAGGCCGAGCGCCTGCGACAGGGCCAGGCGGCGGGCCTCGGCCTCGGCGACGGCGGCAGGCCACTTCGTCGCGCACCACGGGTGGTGGTAGATCCCGGCGCCCATGTGCACCTCCGCCTCGCAGTCGCAGGCGGCCCGGTCGACGGGCGCGGGCAGGACGGCCATCACGGCGTCGGCGTGGTCGCCGTATTCGTCGGGCTCCATCCCGTCGTCGTCGAACTCGAAGCCATTGGCCTCGCAGATCGCGCGGCGGATCCGGTCGCGCAGGGTGGGCTGGTCGGTCATCGGGCCCGCTCCTCGTCGTCGGCGTCGCCGGGGGTGACGCAGTGGGCGAGGTCGCCGCGCTGGACGTGGCCAACGGGCTTGATGCAGCCGGAGCCTGGAGCTTCGTCTTCACCGAACGGGCAGACGCCGTCCGCGTAGGGGTCGAAGTCGGTCATGGGGTTCCTCCGGGTCGGGTGGTCGGGACGGTCAGGCGGGGCGGTGGGTGCGGTGTTCGGGGCAGATGGTGCCGCCGTTCGGGTCGTCCCAGCCGAGCTCCACGCGGGCGCTGTCGGCGGCCTCGCGGGTCTCGTAGCGGCCGTCCATGACGCCGAAGCAGACGTCGCACTGGACTTCGTAGGTGGCTGTGATCGGCATCGGGTTTCTCCTCGGTGTGGTGGCAGGTCAGGGGGCTGGCGGGCGGCCACGGCGGTCTCGCATGCGGCCTTTGATCTGGTTGTCGGTCGGCGGTGTCCACGGATGCCAGCCAGCGGCTTCGGTCCACTGGCGGCCGTGTCCGCGCTGGGCAATGCCGCACCAGTGGCAGCCGTGCGGCTCCCGGGCGGACCGGCCCTCGCGGCGGCCGGTCACGGCTCGACACTTCCGTCGATCGCGATCTGCCCGGACATCTGCGGCTCGGCGGGAAGTAGTTCGTCGAGCAGGGCCTGGTGGGCGGCGTCGCGTTCCCGGCAGACGAAGCGGGCGTCGGACAGCACGTACCAGTCCATGCCGCGTGCTACGGCCATGGCTTCGGGCAGGTCGGCGAGGTGCATCACGCAGTCGTCCTCGTTGGTCAGCGTGTCGCCGCAGGCGTCGCAGGTGACGGACAGGCAGGCGTGGGACTTGATCGGCACAGTGGGTCTCCTTCAGGGGCGGCCACGGCGGTCGTCGTGGCACGGCAGGCGGTCAGGCGGCGGTGTCGCGGGTCCAGTTGCCGAATCGTTCGGGCACTGTGAGGCCCAGGGCCTGGTACTCCTCGGCGCAGTAGCGGTTGAACTCGTCGCGGTGGGCTTCGATGAGTCGGCCAACGGCGATCTCCCCGGCGTGGACGCGTAGTTCCTTCGGGGTTGCGCCGGCCGCTGCGGCGATCTCTGCGTCGCGTCGTCGCCAGTCCTGTTTGCGCACTGATTCGGCGTGGGCTTCGGCCCTCAGTCGGCGGCATTCCTCAACCCGAATCTTGATCATGTTGCGGTAGCCGGTGGTGCGCTTGCGCCAGTCGTGGGCTTCCAGGCTGCTGTCGCCCTTGCGTGCCGACATGCGGGTCTCGATGTCGGCGGCGAGTTCGCCGAGCTGCCGCTTCCAACGGCGCTGGTTGAGTGGATGCCTCAGGGCCCCGCGCTCGGCACGGTCGCCGTCGCTGCGGACGTCGTTGGCGACGATCTCTCGGAAGTCGATGTCTGGCAGGGAGGCCAGGCGCTCGACGGTGGCGCGGTCGGCTTCTGCCGCCGTGATGGGTTCTTCCATGGCGCTCTTGGTGAGGTGCCACCAGGTGCAGACGCACTCGTAGGGCGTGAGCTGGAGGTTGGCGCGAAGGTCGACGCGCCGGCTGGAGTTGACGGCGGCGGCTCGGGTGGCGAAGCGGGACTTGGTCGGGGTTGGGCAGGCGGTCATCGGCAGTGCTCCTTTCGGCGGGTGGGGTCAGGCGGCGTCGGCGAGGCGGAGGTGGGGTTCGCCGAGGGCGGCGGCCAGCTCGGCGTAGTGGGCGGCTTGTTCGGCCGCCGTCCAGCGGGGCGGCTGAAGGGCCTTGCGCCGGGGCTGTGCGGGCCGTGAGGCGCCGAACGTGCCGTCGGGGACCCCTTCGGCCATGAGGCGCTCCAGCGGCGTCACGAGGCGCCTCCTGCGGCCTGGACGCTCCAACGGCCCTTCCGGTGCCGGGTGATGGAGTCGCCGAACCGGGCCACCAGACGGTTCTCGCCGGTTCCGATCCGGAGACCGGTAACGACCGTCTTGCCGCCGACGTACTCCCAGTAGCCCTTGGCGTAGACCCCGTCGCAGTCGATGGCGTCATCGATCTCGTTGAGGTTGTCGCGGGTGAGCTGCCAGGTCTGGCTCATGCCGCCACCTGCTCGGCTTCGGTGTACCGGCGAGCGTGGACCGTGGCCCGCTCGCGGCCGTCCTCGTGGCACGGAACGGTCGGCTCGACCTGGCAGGCCGGGCAGCACGCGGTCAGCTGGGCCCAGGCTGAGCGGCGGGCGGGGTGGACGTCGGCGGTCAGGCGGCGGCCGGTACCGCGGACGATGCACGGCGTGTGCGGGGCGGCCTGGCAGTGCGGGCAGGCCACGGACCGGGCGGGCGCCTGGGCGGCGCGCAGAATGTGGCGGATCGAATCGGGCATCGGGGCTTGGGAGTGCTTCACGGGTTCCTCCTCAGGTCGGTGCAGGGCTTGCAGGGGCAGGTCTGGCCGGGGTCGGCGTCGAGCCGGTCGCGGTGCTCGGTGGCGACCACGTGTGCGCGGTACGCCTCCAGGGCCCGGGTCCAGGCGCCGGGTGGCTGCGGGGGCGGCGGGTCCGGTGGCCGGGAGCCGGTGGGCCAGGCGCCGGCCCGGTAGCCGGGTGGCTGCGGCGGAGGCACGGTCGGGGGCTTCTCGCGGCGGGCCCGGCCATCGGCGATCTGCTGGCGTAGGAACGCCGTCAGGTCGCCCTGGGCGCGCATCTCCCGGATGTCGTCGCGTTCGATGTCACTCACCGGACGTCTCCCGCTCCTGGAGCTCTTGGAGCTTGACCATCGACGCGGCGCGGCGGCGCTCGATCTCCGCCGGAGACTCCAGCTGCGCGGGACCGCCGTTGGCGACCCGGGTGCGGGCTGCGTGTGGGGTGCGAAGTTGGCGCGGAGGCCGCTTCTCGTCGAAGCCCCCGATCTTGCAGGGGCGTCCGATCGCAGCCTGGCAGGTCGGGCAGCACACCCCGAGGGGGCCGGCTCGGCGCACCTCGGTGACGGGGTTCTCGCTTGATACGTCCGGTGTTGAACGGCCCACCTGCGCCAGGGCTTTGACGACGTCCGGGTGTGGTCCACCTTCAAGCGCGGGGCATTCGGTGAGCGCGGGGCTGGTGCCGTCGGCGGTACTGGCGATCTGGCCACGCAGGCGAGCCAGATAGTCGGGGTCTTCGTCGCCGGGCGGTGGGTCGTACACGAAGTTTGCGAGCCGCTCGGCACGGATCTTGCGGGCGATGCTGATGACGTCGGGGGTGGTGACGCGGCGGCGCGCTTCGGGTTCGAGGCCAGCCATTTCGACGGCGTAGAACCGGGTGAGGGCTGCGTCGGCGTCCTTGAAGGCGATGACCGCCGCATTGAGGTCGGAGTGCCAGGCGAGGATGTCGGCGTCGCCAACGATTCGTTGGTCTCGGGCTGCGGCCAGACCGAGAAGTCGGCCCGCTTCTTCGTAACTGATCACTTGATCTCCTGGTTCTGGGCGTCGGCGAGGGCTTGGAGGCGGCGGCCGGCGTCGACGGCTTGCTGTACGCGGAGGTCGGAGGTAGCGGGGCGCTGGCCGCCGGGCTGGAGGCGCACGACGTTGTCGGCTACAGCAGCGGGGAGTTGGCCAGGTCCGGCTTGCGGTGTGGGGATGTCGGGTTCGAGGGATTCCCAGTCGGCCAGCCAGGCGCTGGCGCTGCCGGGCGCCCCGCGGTAGCTGGCGTTGCTGTACGCCATGGCGACCATGGGCTCGACGCCGACGCGTTCGACGACTTGGCGGGCTCGTTCGATCTGCGAGGGCTGGAGGTTCCAGCTGACGCCGGTGATGCCGGCCTTGGCGACGGCGCGCTTGAGGTCACCGAGCGTGTCGTAGGAGCGGATGTCCGGCTCGGGCTCGCGCGCTGCTGCAGCCCTAGTACTTCCGAAGGAAGTACTAGGTACAGGCGTGGCAGTGGCTTGGGCAGGCGTGACGCCGTCAGCAGGCGTGCGGTGTGACGAGCCCCCCTGACCTGCGGCACTTGGCAAAAAGTGGGGGTCTTTTCGAACTCGATTCGTCTTCGGTTCGTCCTCGAAACGAATCGTTTTCGAGGACGAATCCTCTTCGATTCCGGAAGCTTTTCGTGTTGCGCGGCTCTTGGCGGCCCGGTCGGCAGCAGCGTTCTTGTTGGCCTCGTACTGCGCTTTGGTTACGTTGCGTCCACCTTCGAAGAAGTCGTGGATCACGTAGTCGCCCGGGGTCGGCTGCGGGCAGCGCGCGCAGTCATGCCCGTGCTCATGCCACAGGCCGGTCTTGACGAGCTTGGCTGCCTGCGGGGCGGTGCCGTACAGCTGGGCGATGACGCCGGACACGATGCCCTCGGTGAGGTGCTGCGCGGAGTACGAGCCGCAGCGCAGCCAAAGGCCGAGCGCCGCGTTCCCGGCCCGCATGAACTTCGGGTGGGAGTGCGCCTTGTCGTCGACCTTGAACCAGGGCATCAGCTCTCCTGTGAGGCTGGGGCAGCCAGGTACCGCAGGAGCTGGGTGTCCATCTGTCCGCCCGAACGTCCTGCGGCGTACATGACGGTGCTCCGCTGGTTGTCAGCGTCGACAAGGACGATCAAGGCGTGGAGGATCGTGCAGAACTCGGCCAGTTCGTCCATGGAGGGGCCCGGCCCTCCGCTAGCTGCCTCCCATCGCTCTGACCAGAGGGTCACGGCGTCTGCGCCAAGGGAAAACTGTCCTTCGCTCAGCTGAGGATTCACGAACCGCGCTATGTCGGTAGAGCGAGCTGAGCCAGCGCGGAAGGCAACCTCGGTGAGGTAGTCCGAAGGCAGGTCGGAGCCGTCCGCGAACAGCGTCAAGCCCTCAAATGCGGCCTGCTCCTGCTCCTCGGTCGGCTCGGTGTGGGCCCACTTGTCCCACGCCCATCGCCATACGGCGATGAGATGTGCATGGAAGGCAACCCGTACCGTGGCCGTTCTCGGCTCGGCCCGCACCAGCTTCAGCTCAGACACCCGCCGAAAGGCCTCCTGGTCGACGTCTTCGACGGGCATCGCGTTCGGCATGCTGCTGGTCTTGCCGGAGTTGCATTGGGCGCACGAGGTAACGAGGTTGGTCGGCTTGTCGCTGCCGCCGAGCGCCTGCGGGATGACGTGGTCGACGTTGAGCTTCACGCCGGGCGCCGTCGCTCCGCAGTACCGGCAAGCGTGGTTGTCCCTGCGGAGGATCTCGTAGCGGAGGCGCTTGGAGACGGCCATCTCGGTCTTCTTCCTGGCGGTACGGGTAAGGGGTGCGGGTGCCGGTTAGCGGGGTCCGGCGCGGGCCGGGCGGGAGGCGGTCACGCGGCGGCCTTGCGGGCTTCGCGGCACAGGTCGTGCGTGTACTGGAGGTCGAGGCCGAGCTTTTTGGCGATGAAGTGCTCGGACTCGCCGGCTTCGACGAGGCGGCGGATTTCGTCGCGGCGCATCGAGTCGCGGCCGTTCGCCGCGATCGGCTCATAGCGGGGCGTCTTCTCCGGCCGGCAGGAGGGGTCGTCGATGTCCTCCCAGGCGAGGGGGCCGTGCCAGCCTTCGCGCGCGGCCAGGTTGCGGGCCATGGTGCGGGCTGCCAGGGGGACGCCGTGCTGTGCGGGATCCCAGGTCTGGACGGTGCGGTAGGCGTCGGCAATCCGGCGGGCCGTGGAGGCCAGGACGCGTTCTCCTCGGGCGAGTTCGGTGAGGCGCCGCGGGTGGAATCCGAGGTGGGGGCCGAGGAGCGTGTACGGCCACCCAATGGTGACGAGGGCCTGGATGCGCCGGCGGGTACCGGTGGCGTCGATGACCGTCGTCGGGGTGATGGGGGCCGGCTCGATGGGGAGGGCGAGGATCCGCTGTGCGACTTCGGTGCGGATGCGCTGGGCTCGCGGGTTGCGTGGCGGGCTGTCGTAGAGGATTCGGGCGATGGTTGCGGCCGAGACCTGCGCGGTCTTCTGGATCCTGGGGAGGCTGTGGCCGGCAGCGCGCAGGGCGGCGATGTGCTGGCGGACGGGTTCCGCGTCGACGAGGGGCTTCCAGGTGCCGTATCCGATCTTCCGGTAGCGGCGCAGATCGTATGCGTTGCTCACGTCCCGGCATTTCCGGCACTTGCACTGGTGGTGCTTGGCCATGGTCAAGGTGCCGTGTCGAGGCGGGGTCGCGGTCGTCATTGCTGCTGCTCTCCCGTCGGGTAGAGGGGGCGGATGCTGGCGGCGTACTGGTCGAGGTGGCGGTCGAGTTCGCCGTCGATGGCGTCGCGGGGGTGGGCATGGAGGCGGTCGCCGAGGTGGCGGATGGCCGCGGTTTCGAGGCGGGTGCGGCGGTCCGCGGTGCGGCGGTCCTGGGTCCGGGCCGCCCGGCGGGTCCGCCAGGCGTCGCCGGTGAGCAGCACGCCGTATGCGGCTCCAGTGAGGAGGCCGAGGGCCGCGATGGTCGGGGCGTAGTCGAGGGGGTTCATGCGGCTGCCCTCCCAGCCCTGGCCGCGGTCGTGCCACGCCACGTCCTTACGCCGCTGTGGTGGGCGGTGGGGCGGTCGGAGCAGGTCCAGCCGGCGGTGCGGACGTAGCCCTCGTCTTTGAGGAGGGTCATGAGCCGTCCCCAGTGGTGGGCGGGGTCGGGCGGGTCCGCGAGGTCACGGTTTTTGGCGACCTCGTAGCAGGTGAACGTCCGTCCGGTTGAGGCGACTTCGAGAAAGATGGGCCAGACTTCGGCGAGCCACGTCTCGTAGTCCTCGGCGCGACGCCGGGCCGCGGTGGTCTTGGGGGCGGGGATGCTGCCGTCGAGGGCAGGCTGGATGAGGGTCATGACGCCGCTCCGTAGCTGACACGGACGGTTGTCGTGCGCAGAACGCGGTTGACGGTGTCGTCTACGGCCTTGGCGAGTTCGGCGATCAGCTCGCTGCGGTTCTCGTCGGTGAGCTGGTCGCCTGTAGCGATGTGCACGGCGGCGTTCCACTCGCCCGTGACCGCACGGAATCCGAGCGAGGGTCCGACCAGCAAGTCGGCGGCGGTGACGGCGGCCTCCCATTCGGCGATGGTCATCGGCCGCATGCTCTGCGGGTTCATGACGTGCTCCCCTCGGTTCCGGCGCGCTCCGCGACGGCCCAGCCGTGCTCGCAGGATTGGTTCCGCAGGAGGTAGCCGCCGGGCTTGCGGACGCCACCGCCGTGAATGACGTCGCCGGCGTCGATGGTGTGGACCGGTGTGGCGTGGAGCTGTTCGCAGAGACCGGCGATCGGGTCGAGGCCGTACTCCTCGATGCGATTGAGGGCGTCGGCTAGATCGGCCCAGAGGGAGTACTCGATGGCGTCGTAGAGGCGGTCCTCGATGGGATCGGTCATGGCGTGTTCTCCTTGGATGGCCGGGGCCCCTGCCTGTTTGCGGCGGGCAGGAGCCCCGAAGGCGGTCAGGCGGTGGGGGCGGGCGGCTGCGCCGCCTCTTGCTCGGCGGACTTGGGCTCGGCGCTCAGCCAGGCGAGGAGCGGGCTGGCAATGTCGCGGGCTCCGTTCGGCCGCTCGATGACCTTGCGGCTGAGGCCGGGACACCGGGACTTGAGGACTTCGAGCCGGTTGTCGAGGTCCATGGAGACGGCGATGTCGAACTCGTACTCGATGCCCTTGCGCTGCTCGGGGCGGGTGCCAACGCGGGTCGGTTCTTTCCGGCCGCGTTCGTTCTCCTGGAGCACCCACTCGGTGTATGAGCGCATCGAGGCGACGACGTGGCCGGGGTAGGCGAGGATCGCGGCGATCATCTCGTTCTGGAGCGGAGTGCCGTCCTTCCAGCCCGCGAACTTGTTGCCGCCGTACTTACTGCTGGCCTTGTCGACTTGGTCGAGGGTGCCGTCTGTGCCGGTCCAGAAGTGGCTCAGGCTGTCGACGAACACGGTCGGGTATCCGGCTTGCGCCGCGGCATCCAGTACGCGGATCAGGTCGCGGGGGTTGTAGGTGTCCATCGGGCAGCTGTCGAACTGGATGCCGCCGATGCCCGCGTAGAGGCTGGCCGCGCCCTTTTCGGTGTCGATGACCGCGAAGGGCTTGCCCTCGGACAGGCCGTGGGCGATGCCGAGGCCGGTCCAGGTCTTGCCGGAGCCGGACACGCCCTGAATGGACAGGCGGGCCTTGCGTCCGGCCTTGGTGGCGGGCCGGAAAGCGAAGCCGTTGTCGGCCGCGGGAGCCTGGCTCTGGCGGCCGGTACGGACCGGCGGGGGAAGCTGGTTCACGGACTGCTCCTAGCTGTACTGGCGCTCGACCCAGGCGGGGAGCGGGATGAGAGCGGTGGTCGGGAAGTAGCCGGGCCAGTTGCCCGTGGCCATGCCGTGGGCGTAGTGGTAGAGGGCCTTCTCGTTGAGGCGCCGGCCGATGTCCATGGCGGTCACGTCGAGTTCGGCGACAGTCACCAGGTAGGGCGGCTGCTTCTCCTGGAAGATGAAGACGAACCTGGCCTCAGGGCCGACCAGTTCGAGCTCCCAGGCGCCCGCGCGGTACCAGTCCGCCTGTTGGTGATAGCCCCACTTGTGGACGGTCTTGGAGATCTCTTCGGGGTCGACGCTGGTGGTGGTCTTGTAGTCGACGATCTCGTTGTCACGGAGCCAGTCGGGGCGGGCCCGCCGCCAGATCCCGTCGGCCTCCCAGAACATCGACTGTTCGGCGACACCGGAGCCGGGCTCCAGCAGGTCCGCGGCCTCCTGATGCTGGCGCAACGCTGCGGCCATGGCCTTGACCTGGTCGAGTTCGGCCTGCTTCAGCGGTACAGCCCCGGCGGCGCGGATCGCGGACACCTCGGCCTTGATGGCGGTCGTGTTCCACTTCTCCGCATCGACGACGACGAGCTCCGGACCGTCTCCGAGGACGAGCTTGTGCGCGGCGGTGCCAACGTCGAAGGCCTTCTTCGGCGGCTGCGGGTTGTCGAGAGCCCACTTGAACCGGGCCGGGCAGTCCGCGAGTTGCCGCGCTCCGGTCGACGAGAGGCTGCCGCCAGGGACCGGATCGGAGTGGTAGACCTCGGCCGGGATGTCGTACAGGCCGGGGATGATCTCGGCCGTCGCTGTCGGGGCGGTCATGAGGCGTACCTCCGAGCGATGCCGGCCACGGCTCGCGCCGCCGTTTCGCAGTCAGGGGCTTGGCGGATGGCCATTGCGGCGGCACTGAGGATGGTGGCGGCGTAAGCGTTCATGAGGCGGGAGGCGTTGTCGTCCAGCCAGCCGCCGTCCTCCAAGGCGCTGCGCAAGGCGGTGGCGGGTTCGCAGCCCTCGCATGTCCCGTCGGTAGTGAAGGGTCCGTCGGTGTCACCGCAGTGGCGGCAGGCGAGCGGGGTCATCAGAACGGCTCCGTCTCGGTGTGACGGGCGCGGGGCCACAACGGAAGCCGGAAGGTGCGGAGTTGGTCGAGGCAGGCGCATTCGTCCCAGCCCGCGTCGGAGCCGTAGGCGATCCAACCCCCGCGACTGCCGGAACAGTCGGGACAGTTGGGGTCGGGCTCTCGGGTGACGTTCACGGCCCGCTGGTACAGCCCTACTGTCCAGCGGCCGATGCGAAGAGTGGTGCTCATGTGCTTGGCCTTTCGGGTGTTGGTGGCCAGGCCGCCCCGGTTAGAGGGGGCGAGGCGGCCTGGCGTGCCGCGGAGCCCGGGGGCGGCTCTACGCGGCGTCTATGGGTGGTGGTGGGGTCCGCGCCACTGGCCGGTGGCATCCGGAGGCGCGGACCGGTCTAGGCGGCGCCCTGCACGAGCCGGTCGGCGAGGACCGGGAGTTCGACGGTGTCGGTGTCCGGCACCCAGCCCGGCACGTGCGTGGGGCTGACGACCGGCCCCGATGCGAAGCGTTCGGTGAGGCTGCGGACGTCGATCTCCTGCGTCCGCGAGCCGGCCGCATCCGCCTTGACCGCGACGGTCAGTCGCTGCTCCAGTTCGCGGAGCTGTCGTTCCAGGTCGCGGATGGTGGCCTGTTGGCAGACGACGACTTTCTCGGCGCTGGCCGACTTGTCTTCGGCGTACTGCCACAGGGCGTGTACGTCGGCGTTGTCGGCCATGATCCGCTCGAAGAAGTCGTCGGCCGCGGCCCGCCATTCCAGCAGGGCGGCGATGTCGGCACGCGCTGCGGCGAGTTCCTGCTTGGCGCGGTGCAGGCGGCCTTCAGGCGTGTGCCGGCCCGGGGTCCGCCACGGCAAGGTGATGGTCATCCCTCGTCACCGTCCTCGGGGCCGCACACGCAGTCATCGGGGTCCGCGCCCTGGCCGATAGCGCAAGCGCAGTAGATGTCGCCGAACGGGCTGCTCACGGTCTGGCCGAAGCAGTGGTCGCACTCGCCCGGCCGCCACTCCGCCTCGTCGTCGGCCATTTGGGCGACACAGCCGTCGCAGCCGTCGCCGTACCAGGTCCCGTCGATGAACTCGCCCTCGCACTCACGCGGGCTCTCGGCCTGGGCTTCCTCGGCCGCGTGGCGCTCCTCGTCGGCGATGTCGAGGGCGATCTCCGCGGCCTTCTCCTCGGCCGCCGTCGGGTACTCGCGCTCCTCGTCGGCGTGCTGTTCGTAGTCGTTCACGGTCGGTCCCCCTGGCGCTGGTGCGGAATGCGGGTGCGGGCGGCTTCGCGGCGCTCTGCGCGCTGGTTGCTGAGGTGCTGGCCCCAGACCGCGAGGAAACCGATGAGGCCGATTAGGCCTGCGGTCCATGCGATGGACGGCCACGGGTTGTCGGTCATGAGGTCACCGGCTCTCGCGGGATGCCGAGTCCGACGCTCAGGTCGTCGTTCTCCTGTCGGAGCCGGGCGTTCTCCTGGAGGAGATCGTCGACCACGGCCATGGGCGTGATCAGCGCGATTGCGTTGCGCCACGGCTGGTTGTCGGGCGTGTGCTCGCCGAGAAGGTCGGCCGGGGCGACAGCGGCGGCGAACTCGTCCAGGAGCTGGCCGAGGTGGCGCCGGTCGCGCTTGACCTCGTCCAACTCGCTGCGAAGGCGGGTGATCTCCTGGACGGCGACGCGGTACGCCTCGGTCATGGCGATCTCGGCGGCGTTGGTGTCGGCGGCGGTGAGGTCAGTCGTCATCGCGCTCACCGGCCTCGGTGGCGACGCCGAACGGTTCCCAGATGGCGGCCATGGTCTTCGCCCGGTCGGCCAGCCACGCCTTCACGGCGGGCTCGTCGGCCTCGGTGACGGTGCACTCGGTGGACCGGATGATGGCCTTGCGCTGGAGGACCCAGAAGACCTTGAGCACGTCCGGGCCCGGCGTCTCGCCCTCCTCCAGGAACTCGCCGCTGTCGCGCTGCCAGTCCCAGCGGAACACGAGGTTCATGTCGTGGTCCGCGTCGCCCCAGTCGGCGTGGAACTGGTCCCACGAGTCGTAGACGTCGTGCAACCCACGCTCGTAGTAGTTGCCTTCGGTGCAGTAGTACGGGTGGTCGATCTCCCACAGGTGCGGGGTCGGTTCAGACATTGTTCCCCCAGGTGCGTCGGCATGCCCAGATCAGGGCGGCGGTGGATGCGGCGAGGTCGAGGGCCGCGAGGACGGCCACGATGCGAAGGCTCGGGCTCACGAGGCGGCTCCGCACGAGTTGCAGGTGAAGCCTCCGGGCGGGCTGCCCTTGCAGGCCGGGCAGGCCACGAGCTGGCAGCGCACGAGCACGGTGAGGAGATCGGTGTTCAACGCCTCGGCGGCCGCGACCAAGTAGTCGACGGAGATCTCCTTACGGCGGCCTGACTCCACGTTGGCGAGCGCCGACCGCTTCGTCGGGTAGCCCAGTTCGGTCATGCGGTCCGCCAAGAGCTGAGCGGAGACGCCTTGCTCGTGGCGCATCGCGCGCAATACAGAGACCACTGCGGAGGACACGAGCAGCGTCATGAGGTCACCGCCCGACGCTTGCTGGCGTGGCCCATGTAGTCGCGGGGCTTCGCGGTCTGTGCCCGCCACGAAGCGAGACCCTCGATCAGCCCGGCGATCTGCGCGGCGGTCTTGCCGTCCAGTCGCGGCTCGTCGCCGGCCTCTGCGCAGGCGCGGCCCTTGATGAAGTTCGCCATGAACGCGGCCGGGTTCTGCGACTTCCGGGACCGGGCTTCGGCGATGGTGAAGGCGCTCATGCTGCCACCTGCCCGGCGTACTGCTCGTGGACCTTCTGGATCGCGTCCAGGTACGTCTCGCGCATCCACGGCTGCCAGAACCGCTCGGGCCCGTAGTAGTCGTGGAACTCCTCGTCGACGGCGGCCAGTTCGGCCTCTTCGACGTCCTCGGCGCGGACCATGCGGATGTCCATCACGCCACCGCCTTCAGCGACTGGCACTCCTGCATGTCGGCGGCGACGGCGAGGAGTTCAGCGGCGCGCCGCAGCGTGTCGGGGCGAGTCTCGGTGAGGTGCAGCGTGGCGGCGCCACTGAGACGGAGGACGAGGTCGCTCTCAATAGCGCCGTCGAGCCTCAGGTCCTCGGGGAGGCCATCGAGAAAGATCGTCGTGTGGATGACGCGGGTCTGCTTCATGACGCCCCTCCACGGGTGCGCTCGGTGCGGGTGTAGTCGCGGCCCCGCAGGTCGGGGTCGATGTCGAGGAACTGGTGCCACTGCTCGGCCAGTCGGCCGTCCGGCACGGGCACGGCGGCGTGAGCGTGTGCGGAGATCTCCGCGATCTGGCGCTCGACGTCCGCCAGCGGCACGTCCAGGCGCTCGATCGGGTTCGTGGGAGTGGTCATGACGCCACCGCCTGGCGGGCCGCGTTGAAGACGGGCGTCTCCTGGTACTTGCGGCGCCAACGCCACGCTGGGAGAGATGCCTGCGTCTCGCGCCACTCGATAGGGCCGTGGCACTTCCGCATCGGGTCGTGAGACCACGCGCGCCTGAAGGCGAGCCGACGGCAGTCGGGGCAGGCGATCTGCGGGCCGATCTTGCTGCCGTGCCCCCGGGAGGCGAAGGCCTCCTTGCGCTCCCAGTTCTCCGGGCGCCGCAGTTCGAGGTCGGACACGAGGGTCTCGGCGTCCCTGAGAGGGATGTCCGACCAGTCGTCGGCGTAGCGACCGAGCGCTTGGTCTTCGTCCTCGGCGTCGACCCAGATCACCCGCGTGACCGTCTCGGTGACGACGATCGGGAAGCTGCGCTCGGTGTAGTCCCAGCAGTTGCGCGGGACCGTCGAGTCCAGCAGTTCATTCACGTCCCAGTCCGGCCGGGCCGGGACCGGGCGCGGCCAGGACTGGTTCAGGTACCGGTGATCCCCGGAGTGGCGGAGATCCTTGTCGCACGTCGCGTAGCTGCTGCCGGGCTGCGGCTCACCGCACTTCACGACATGCCTCCCGTCGTGGAGGCGGTCATCGACGGCTCGGCTTCGCGGATCTCCAGACCCTGCCGCGCGGCCCACCGGCGAGCCGAACGCTCGTCCAGAGCGTCACAGCTGGCGGCGAAGTCGACGTAGCCATAGGCGTGGTGCTGGAGCGGACCGAACTCGCGCGTCGTGGACGCATTGCCCTCGTCGTCGTAGTCGACGGTCTGACCGAGCTTGGCGGCGAACTCCTCGACTGCACCGTTCGTGGTCAAGGGGAGCAGGACCCGGAGACCAACCGGGGCCTCGACGTCCGGGTTCTCCTCCAGCCACGCGGCCAGCTCACGCAGGCCGTCGATGTATCGGGTGCGGTCGTCCATAGGAGTTAGGGCTGTTGTGGGAGATGATGGGTTCACGAGCTTCTCGCTCTCTCTCGCAGTGCATTGCGGTGGAGGGGTGGATCTCGAAGGGCCGTCTGCCGGTGGCCTGGCAGTTACCGGCGGCCGGCCCGCATGGCCGCCTAGGCGGCGTTGGGGGTGGAGGCCTCTACGGGGAGGCCGGCCGCGAGGGGCATGCGCGTCGATGGCTTGTCGTTGGCGAGGCGCTCGGCCTCGAACTTCTCGACCAGAGCCAGCGGAAACAGCACGTTCCGGCCGCTCTTGAAGCCCCTGGGGGCCTTGCCGCGGTGGCGGAGCAGGTAGATGGCCTGGCTGGTCGTGTGCCACCGCTTCGCGAGCTGCGGGACGGTGAGGTGGGGGGACTCATCCACCGGGTGAATCGTCATCACTTCCCTCTGTTTCATGTCGGGCGATCTTGGCGATCGCGTCCCTGACGTCTGGTGCGCTTTGCAGGGCCAGCGCTATGCGTTTGAGCACGTCAGGGCCGGGTCTGGACTTCTCGTTTTCGATCCGGGAGAGGTACGAGGGGGAGATCCCAACCAGGTGGGCAAAGGCCGTCAGGTTGAATCCGCACTCTTCGCGCCTGCGCCGGATGGTTCTGCCTCGCGCTTGCACAGTGGAAAGATTAGGAAAGTAAGTGCAAGATCACAAGGTCTTCGACAGAAAGGAGTGGAAAAAATGAGAAAGAGCAGGTCCGAGGCCTGATCCTGTCTGTGCCGCCTAGCGACTGGTTGGTAGGTTGTTTCCTGACGTTGCTTCCTGTTGCATGCGGAGACTGGGCGGAGACAGGCCATGAACCACGACCCCACGGCGTGGGAGACCCTCGGCAAGGCCCTCAGGAGTGACCGCGAACGACAAGGGCTGACCAGGGGAGAACTCGCTCAACGCGTCATCGACCGGGGCGGGAAGATCACGACCCGCAGCATCGGCAGCCTGGAGACGGGAGTCGTCCCCCGTCGCGGCACCAAGCCCCCTTCTCTTGAACCTGCCGCCGCAGCTCTCGACTGGCGGCCGGGCTGGGTCGACCGGATCCTCGCGGGCGAAGACCCGCACCAGGTGCTCGGATCACACAATCCTGGAGCCGGTGCGGCGCCAGGGCCTCGGGAGATGGCGCTCGAACTCCTGCCGTCCGTCTACGAGTTCAGCCGCGCCGCCGTGTCCGGCGGCGGCGACCCCGTCCTGCGGGACGAGTTCGATGAGATGGCGCAGAGGCTGTTGCAGTCCATTCCGGCAGGGGCTGGCGTGGCTCCGGGTTCCGCCTACGGGCTGGCCGCGTACCGACCGCATGCGGTCGGCGAGGGCGTCCCCGCCGATGATGCCGACCGGATCGCCCGCGCGATGGATCGCAGCCGGTAGTAGGGGAAGCGCAACCTTCTGCGCCCCCTGCCTGTCCAACAAGAAGCCGCGGCGACGCCAGCAAGGCGTCGCCGCGCTTGTCGCTGCCCCGATACGGCGCGACACGAAGGAAGTTGAAAGATTTCTTATCGTTTCCTTCCTCTACCCCCCGTTGCTCGGGTAGACATAGAGCCCACACGGCGCGCTTCCCACACGTACCGACTCCCATGGGGGGCGCATGACTATGTCGCCGGTGCTGCGAATCGCTGAGATGGGGACGCGCTACGCGCCCGCCGAAATCCTGGAAGGCCTGGGGATCCCCGTACAGAGGGCCTGGTTGCGCGACACGTGGGGGGCGTGGTCCGAAGAGAAGCGCTGCGTCGTCGTAGCTGCCGGCCTCAGCCGCGTGCAGGAACGCTGTGTGCTCGCCCACGAGTTGGAGCACGTCCTCGCCCACGATGCTGGCTGCGACGGCACGTTGAGAACTGTGCGCCAAGAGCGCCGCGCCGACATCGAAGCCGCCCGTAAACTCGTAGCCATCTCGGACCTGGCGCAGGTGGCGCAGTGGGCGCCGGACCTCTTCGCGGCAGCGGCCGAACTCGACGTGACGGAGCGCCTCTTGCAGGTGCGATTGAGCGACCTCAAGGGGGAGGGCTGGCCATGGCGGGCTACATTGAAGATCGCTGGCTGA